CTATGCAGCGGACTATGCAGCAGTTCTTAACTAGCTTTGTGAATGCACCCGGTATCATTGGAGGTACTGGGACGGCATTGGCAGCATTCGGTGGCACTGCCCTAGAAACGGCCTCACAGTTCGCCCTGTTAGCTGTTGCCATGCCCGACGGCTTTAAAAAGATGGCTTTCGAAGCGGCGGCCAGCTTTGGCAAGATGATACTGTCGGCAGGTGCCTACGTAGCAGCATCAATAGCGGGGGCGGCAGCTAGTGCCGCTGCGTGGGTTGCGGCCAACATAGCCATGATTGCAGCTACGGGTGGCATCATCCTCATCATCGGTGCAGTGATAGCTATTGTCGTGCTGCTTATCAAGCATTGGGATTGGGTGAAGGAGAAAGCCAGTGCTCTATGGGAAGGTATCAAGGCCATCTGGCAGGCAATCAAAGATTTCATCGTTGGTGTGGTGACGGGGGTTATAGATTTCGTTAGAGAACACTGGCAACTGATACTCGTCATCGTACTGGGTCCATTGGGTCTACTCATTGGACAAGTAATAGCCCACTGGGACAAAATCAAGAGTATAATCAAGTCAGCAGTCGACTACATATTAAGTGCTGTCCGGGGACTGGCAGCCTTGCCGGTGATTGTTATCGGGTTCATTGTCAATATGGTACGGGGTGCAATCGACAAGGCGGGAGAACTGATAAACTGGTTCAAGGGTCTGACTATACGAATACTGTCAGCCGTTGGCGATATTGCTAGTCCTCTACTCAGTATTGGTAGGGATATCATCGAGGGTATATGGCGAGGAATCCAGAACGGGTGGAGTTGGCTAATGGATCAGGTGGCCAACCTTGCACGGAGTCTACTAGATGCTGCCAAGCGGGCTATAGGTATTAGTTCACCATCCAAAGATTTTGCAACCGAGTTTGGTGAGGAAGTAGGCCCGGGAGCTGCAATAGGTATTACTCGAAACACTCCAACGGCCATACGTGCGGTGAGAACTATGGCTGGCGCCATGCTAGGTGCAATCAGCGGGCACAACCTGTCAGCAAATATGCCAATTTCAATGGGTGCTAACCAATCAATACGTAATGCGGCCATCATGACTAACTCTGCTATCACGTTGAAGATACAGACTAGTGGTAGTGCCGTCGATGATTTCATAGCCGAAATAATACGGAGATATGTGAAGGTTCAAGGGGGCGACGTGCAACAGGTATTCGGCAGGTAGTTGATGTCACTATTATACCCACCGGGAAAGCTGGAACATGAGGTAGAGATATTCGTCAATGGAACATGGACTGATATCTCTGGCGATGTATTGGCTGATCCTGGTATAACAATCAAGCGTGGACGTTCTGACCAATCGTCTAGTCCAGTGGTCGGATCGTGCACCATGACGTTACTCAATAGCAGCGGCAACTACTCGCCACGATGGCCTACTGGCGCATACTACGGCAGTATAGGTAAGAATACTCCCATACGGGTCTCTACAACCGTTTCACGCGATGCTTTCGGCCGGTCGGTGTCTGGTGGTTGGGGGAGCGATGATTACTCGGTTCCGTGGACCTCGGGAGGTAGTGGCGGCAGTGTCCAGGCTAGTGACCACAACGTGGGATCTGGTGTCGGTACACAGAGCGTTCCGGCAACGAATTCGTACCGGTATGACTACCTAGCCACTGTAGTACAGCGAACTGTCGATGTACGAGCTGACGTGAAAATGTCATTCACAGACATCACCGGTGCTAGTGTCTATCCGTGTGGAATAATGCTTCGTGGCCAAAGTACGTCGAATTACTACCTAGTAAGAATTGAGATTACTGCTGCCGAGGCTGTCACCATTGGTGTGTTCCTAGCGGATGGCACGACCATAGCTGCTTCTGTGACAGTAAGTGGATTAGTGCACTCTAGCTCGCAGACATTGAGAATTAGAGCACAGGTAGAGGGGCACACGATCAGGGGGAAGGTTTGGGCGTCTACTGCTAATGAGCCTTACGGTTGGCACATTACTGCACACGCTGAGAACATTAACGTGGCTGGATTTGTTGGCATCCGTAGTGGTGTGGCTGCATCCAATACCAATGCTTTGCCCATAGTATTCTCCATTGATAACGTTAGAATCCGTGTTCCACTGTGTGCAGATGAAATCAGCGATATGCCTGCCAGTTGGGACACGTCAGGCGAATTCGTCACAGCACTGGTAACCGCTGGAGGGGTATTACGCCGCATGGCTAAGGGCGATGCCTTGCAAAGTGCCTTCAAACGTGGTTATCTTCGAGACCTCACCTACACGCCGTTGGTCTACTGGCCGTGTGAGGAAAAACAATTAGCCGCTTACTATTTCGCACCGGCTATAGGTAGCTTTCCCATGTGGCTTACTAATGGGACGCCAACGTTGGCAAATGCAACTCCATTCGACTGCTCTGATGCCCTGCCCGCAGTAAATCTTTCCGCGTGGTGGGCTCAGATCCCACCTTACACGGCTGGCTCTAATACGTGTCAGGTAAGGTTCCTTGTTAGCATACCGTCAGGTGGACTAGGATTAGGCCAGCGTCGAATGTGCGTAATCAACTTCGCTGGCGGCACCATTGGTAACATTTCATGTTTCGTTGACCAGAGTGGCAACGTAGCGATAAATGTATACGATACCAATCTAACAGCTATCCATACCGGTGCCAACGTAGCATCCAATCTCAATGGCACTCCTAGCCAGATAGGCATAGAGTTTCAGCAGAATACGGCAACACTAGTCAAAATCAATGTTATTTCTTTGGCTCCTGGAGCTGGGGCTGTAATCCAACTGGGAACTACCAACGTCGCGGGCAGCCAGACGATAGGAATCGCTACGGCAATTGTAGTGGACCCCGACCTGTTGATGACTTCCAGTGTTTATATGGGACACTTCTCATTCCACACGACCAACCAGAGCCTGCTTAATCTCAGTAGCCAGCTCAACGCATGGAAGGGAGAGGCAGCAGGCGCACGGCTGAGCCGACTCACAACCGAGGAAAGGCTACCTTTTAGTTATGTAGGGACGTTGAGTGACAGCGAGCCAATGGGACCGCAGACCAACATAGAACTGTTGAAGCTCCTCTATGAATGCCAGGCTGCCGACTTGGGGGAACTGTTCGAGAGTCGTGGCGAACCTGGTATCACATACAGGCCTAGGTCAAATCTACATAACCAAGTGGCTGCTATCACTCTTGACTACAGCTTGGGTCAGATTTCTGAGCCGTTCACGTCGACCGATGACGACCAGTATTTAAAGAATGACGTGACTGTTAGTCGTCAGAATGGCGGTAGCTGGCGAGATACGTTGGATACGGGACGACTTAGCGTACTGCCGCCAGATAGTGGTGGTGTCGGCCGGTATGACGAGACACGAACTGTCAATGTCTATAGCGACGTGCAATTGCCAGACCTAGCTGGGTGGATTCTCAGCCTTAGCACTGTCGATGAGGCGCGCTATCCAGTCATTGTCCTGGACTTAGGTAACCGAAACATAGTCGGTGCCAACCTACAAGGCCGGGTAATGGATCTCGATATCGGCGACCGGATAGTTATCATAAATCCCAAGAGCGGGCAGCAAGTTGATGCCATTAGCCAACTTATCGTCGGGTCTGAAATACAACTGAATCAGTACCGTTTCACTGTCAAATTTAACTGTATACCAGAGTCCCCATTCCAGGTAGGTGAGTTAGACAGTACAACGAAACGACTTGATAGTGACTATACTACATTGACTAACAATATCACAAGCAGTGCAACATCATTCACCGTAACCATCGCTGCTGGACGGGCACTGTGGACTGTAGCTGCTGCTGATCTCCCATTCGACATTAGGATCGGTGGTGAAATCATGAGAGTGGGAGCGGTGAGCGGTACTAGCTCGCCGCAGACGTTCAGTAGTGTAACGCGATCAATAAACGGAGTCGTGAAGGCACACAGTGCAGGCGCCGAAGTACACGTAGCTTACCCATTCGTCCTAGCGTAGGTGGTCACAGTGTCCGTAGCTCAGTTCACGGCCGGGCAGAAACTCACGGCTGACCTGCTGAATGCAGAATTCAACAAAAAGCGTAAGGCCTACCAGACTTCAGATGTGAGTGTGCTCAACTCTGCAACGTTCGTGTCGAGTACCGACATGGTTCTCAGTGTAGAAGCCAGTGGTATCTATTCAGTGAGCCTGTACCTGGTTACGGATGCAAACACTACGGCCGACTTTAAATATCAATTCCTCTTGCCTACTGGCGCAGTGTGCGTTAAGCACAGTAGATGGGGAGGTGCAGCGGCGGACACGACCGAGAATGCGGCAGTACACAGACAATCGGCCGATCAGGTTGGTTATGATCTGAGTGGTATCGGTGCTGGTACGCGAGTGACCTCGAAACCGGAGGCTGTGATCGTGATATCGAGCACGCCTGGTAACTGCACATTCCAGTATTCTCAGAACACGGCCAACGCCACTAACGCGTCGTTCCTGTTCGCAGGCTCGTGGATGATGCTGGAGAAGCTAAACTAGTCAGGTATTAGCTCGTAATCGTTCGTCCTCTGTCCGTTCACTATAGAGCCTATGGCATGCTGTGGTATATAGAATCGACCACTTAGTTTACCGAACAATAGACCGCGCCCGTACTCCGGTCCGTAGCTGGCGAAATGTCCACGCACTGAGGTGAGCGGCATATTAGTTGGTTCGCCTCGACGGCCGTTGCCATTCTTATATGTTTTGCCTACTGGCTTAACACTGATAGTCTTGATTGAAATGCCTTGCCGGTATAGTCTGCGTTGCTGTGCTCTGGGCCGGTGAGGTTCTATTAGCTGTATGTTTCGACAAGCCAGGAAATTCATTGAGCCTAGCAAAACTAGATGTGCCATGTCCCAGTTCTGCATCGGGTACTGTGGATATATGTGGTACCAGTGCATGTCAGCTGGCTCGCCAGTGCCATACACGGCGTATCTCCACAAATGTACTGGACCAGCAGTCGGAAACGAGTCGCCGTCTCCCGACTTGCCGCCCAGCCATAGGAATGACTCTATTATCCAGCGTACATCAGCCCAGCGTATATCGTTTTCCGTTTCCCATGCCTTGCTATGGTCATGTTCCATTGTGCTAGATTGCATGACGACAACGTTTCCGTGTTCGTTGACATAGCAGACAGCACACGACTCCCATGACGGTGCAATGTTGGGGTGATCCTCATAGATCCATATCGGCTTGCTGTTCTCTACCAATGATTGGTATATGGTAGTCGAATCAACAATAGTTGACGTAGAGGCACGTGATAACGCAACACTATTCAGCCTCTCATCTCCGACAACGTGTCTAACCTGTCCGTTGCGTAGATCGGCAATGACATTAGCTATGGAATCGGCAGTCATTGTTAAATCTCTGTGATCGATTATTCGCTGCTACCGGTAATTGTCTTCCACTGTTCAGGTACTCCACCGGTCCGCTTCAATAGTTCTAGAATTGCCAGACCCTGATCGTTCAGCCTCTTCTCGATAGCAACTAGTATCTGTCGAGCTGCCACATTATTACCCACGTAGTTTTCTATTAAGAAATCCCATACCTCGATGGGAACCCTCTCACGAACGAACCCGTTATCGACGCGTCGAGAGGTCTGCCGGTCATTTGGGCCTCTATCGCCATACATTGTGGCGATTCGATCACGTACCTGGTTCCATTCGCTCTGAGGTACGGCAGCCATGTCATCCTCCGGTTGACCTTGTAAAATTCCATTTGCCCATTCTATACACACGTCCGTAGGGAAATTACGCGGGTCCGTGTGCGTTCCATCATTAGTGGCGAGTGTGTAATCATTGTGCGTGCAGACACCTGCATCGGCTTTGTTCCCAGTGAGAGCCGATCGTATCTGCCTATGGTCAAGGTGCCGAATAGGTATGCCTAGCGATTTGCACGTACGGGCTACCCACCATGCTGCATATTCCACCTTTTTGACTTGTGACCCTAACCATTCAGTACGGCTATATCCATTAACTGGAGTTGTCAAGCATAAGCCGACTGCATCGGGATTACCGTTACGCAAATGCCATGCCGTATCGCTGAATCGTACAGTATGAATGATCTGTGTGAGGTCGCACAGATCGTGGTAGCTAACACCTTTCCGCTCGCAAAAAAGAGCTAGATCCCACGCATCCGTGATTCCTACACTCTCGTGGATGGCGACGATTGTAATAGGTGTAGGACGGCCATCACGTTTCTGCCCCGACCACCTGACTATCTCCCTTGGAGGTTTCACTGCCGCCACTTCTCATCACCACCTTGGAGTTTCCAATCATCTTCAGTGTTGGGGTCGCCGATTTCGTATTGGTCCAGTCGTGATAGTTCCTCTGCGGTTGGTTGCCAATCTGTGTAATCTTCCATCATGACTGCACTATTAGCATTGAGTCCACACTGTAATGACTCTGGTAAATCGGCCATCGCTGCCCCTTGCCTCAGTAGCCCCGCGCGCTATGCTACTAGTGATCCGTTCAGCTGCATACAGGCACACTATCGCGACTTCGTACTTACTAGACTGTGAGTCTCACAGTGGGGATACTCCGATGATCGATTTCATACTGAGATACAAAAAGGCTATCCTGGCATTCGTTGGCACTGCAATTACTGCACTCAGTGTTGCATTGCAAGATGGATCGATCAGCGGCACCGATTGGATCGGAATCATCATGGCCGTATTGACTCCGGCCAGTGTCGCAGTAGCAGGGAATAAGACTGCATATGTCCGGGTCAAACCGTCCATCCACGATATTGACGAAGGGTGAACAATGGCAACGCCGGAGCTTAACGAGGCAATCGACGGTGGTTTGGGGTTGGCCGTTCGTATCAAGGACGCCCTTGCTGACAAGAAACTCACCCTCGATGAATTGGTGCAATCCGTCTCTAACGGCCGGGTACGCGCCTCGATTTCTAATCTGTATAACAGCATTGAAGCACTCATTCACGGAGCCCAACCAAATTGGTCCGATCTACTACAGCAGGCGATGGCTGCTGCACTCGACTTCATCACAAATCTGTCTGTGGCAATCAAGCGCGATGGATTCCAGGTCACTGACCTATTGGAGGGTGTAAGCGACCAGGGTGTTCGAGATGACCTGCAAAAGGCCGTCGACGGCGCCGAGAAGATACCAGACGAGATCTCCCACATCAACATGATGGATATGTTCGCCCTGTTCACTCGGGTCAGTGCCTGGATTCCCAGACTAGTGCCAAGGCCTACGTAATGACCCACTACATCGCCCTGAGGCGCACTGTGACGGTAGGTGTGGTGTCCTTGTGCCTAGCACTGGTTTTCGTTCCTGTAGCGGATGCTCAGAGTCCAACTGAACCGCCGACACGAGAGCCGGTGCACTGCTATCCATTGAGCCTGCTCTGTGGAATGCAGTTCCAGGTAGGACCGTTCGGACCGTTCAACTTCGATATCTTGCCGGGTGGGTCAGTATTCCCACCTGCACCGCCACCTACTACCGCATAGCTCGCTAATAGGTGAAATCGAGGTCATCCTGTCGGGGATGTGGGACCGTAGTCTATTTGATTCTCAACCAGTCGGCTGCGGTCCCACCTATTCGTCGTAATCGTCCCCGATAAGTTCGTCGATGCCAGCAATCATAGCACTGAAGTCGAGTGGGTATGCACCATCACTGGGTCTGTGTCTCATCGCTCCGTGCTCTGATTCCATTGGTTCATCAGCTATCGTAGGTAGTGGCTGATTATCCACTTCCATTAGCCGCGACCTAATCTGTTCAGGCGTGACACTAGCACCGGATTCGGGAACTGCAGTGAGGCTGTGTATCTCGCCTGTCGTGTCGAACAATCCCTGTATACGATCGGTCTGTCTGGCCGCAGCCTGCGCCATGCCATTGAATCCAAGTGCCGCAGCCTGCATCATATCATTGAATACATGTGACCTTGTGCCCGTTGGCCGACGTTGTGGCACCGCTAGAATAGTCACAGCTCTGATTTGGACAGCGAACGTTGCCAATAAATGCACACTATGGGCGAATGCTCTGACGTCTCCAGTCACCTCTAGGAATTCATCTAGGTCAGGCTCGATACTTGCTGGCAACAGGAAATGATGGACAGTTGAATAGAACCACTTGATACTGTATTCGAGGACCATCCGGCCGCGTGCCTTTTGTGCGAGCCTGTAATATAGTTCCCCGGTGATGTGGTCGACGAAATCATTTTCCCTGAATAGCGCTGCCGTACCGTAAGCATGGCCTGTGATGGTTGATCTCAGACCCCAATTGCTCACTATGTGATTCACCATGTGCATGAGGTCAGGGTCAGTGATATGAAAGTTGGTTGGTAGTTGTGAACATGTCTCATCATATATCCACATTGTCATTAGTTATCACCATGATTTCTGTTCTGTGTTGCTAACTTCCATACAATGGCTATTGCCCTACGCAGTACAATACCCACGACCGTGGCGAGTGTAGCTATCAATACAATGCCTATTGTGAAAGCCCAACCCAGTGGAGTGATTCTCTGTACTACCTGCGGTTGCGTCATTCCAAATATGCCCCATGACACGAACACGATCTCAGTCGCTAAGCCTGCTATTCCCAGCACCAGCATAGCGTTAGCCACTACCATGTTCGACCTGTTGTAGTTCTTACGCGCAGTCCTGTGGATCGACATTATGTACCTGAGTAGTAACACCCAGACTAATAGACCGGGTGTAGCTACAATTGTCCATATCAGTTCTGTAATGGCTATGGTTCTACTGAGCATCATTGCTCGTTCACCTCGGTCGGTGGCGGTGCCTCTTTGCCAGACTCTATTAGACTTACGAATTCGTTTAATATTCTCAGGCGATCCATTGCACCGGATACTGCAGTGTCGTGCACTTGGGGGTCAGCTCCGGGATTGACCAAAGTACCCTTATCGCATGTGGCTGGCTGTTGTTGTTTGCCAAACCTGCTGAATGGCCATATGCTCATGCGTTGCCTCGCCTATTACCTAATGCAGTGACTGTACGCTCTCCCAAGTTCATTGCTTGTAGTGCTATCTGTTGCCAGTCGTTACGTTCCTGGATTAGCCGTGTGATCGTCTCAGTTTCAGTTTTTATCAATTCGTCTTTGGCATTGACTTCCCGTGGAGATACTATCCAACCCTTTATCCATGCAACGAATAGCAGTAGTAGCAATCCACTGGTGGTAACTGTGTCGGCAGCATCGAGTACTTGGGTTAGTGTAGTGACTTCCATAACCGCCACGCCACCTACCATATATCTCGCCTGTCTGGGTGACCCATGATGCTAGTGAGAGGCCAAACGGTGGTATGCCTCCACTAGCACCACCATTAGATCACACTCCATGCCTAGAATCGATACACAGACACCCATCACCTAGCACTGATGATAGACAGTGATAACCTACTGGCGTAATGCTGACAACATGTCAGGTGCTACGTTCCTTGATTAGCATCGCTGCTAATACTCGTGCCATACACTCGTCCTGTGAGAGGTCCTTTGGGTAGTCCGCCTTATTTGAACGCCAGTACCGGTGCCCGCCTACCTTTTGCCCAGTGTTCGGAGTGTACTTAGTTGTGCGCCATGTCCCACACTTGCATTCGAAGACAGCTACCCAGTAAGTAACATTATTGATTACTCGGACATAGACTCCACCACTGAATGCACCGTGTCGCCAGAATGCTTTGCAGACGTATCCGGGCTCTAGTCCCTCGATTTCGTAAAGATCGAATGCCTCACTTGTCTCCGGGCCATTATTCTGAACCGCAAATAATTCGACGACACTCGTCATTCCATCCTCTTCCTCATGCCGCGTCATGTAAATGGAGCAAATCGGCCCGTTGCTACCACCCTGGTAATAATGTCCATACTACAAGATATGTTCTACCGTCCCGTGAGCATATATGACTTCCCGTTAACCGGTCGGCACCAATCATACTGCACTGGAACCAATTGCATGTCGAAGATGGACACTTTCGTATCCAATAGTCATAACCTACTTCTATAGGTGGAGATTCACTAATCTTTTCCAATTCTCTCATGTCGACCCACAATGTTCTTATCAATATCATGGTCAGTTCAGTAAAAGCAGGGTTCCATTCAGGAATTGCCTACTTGTGCATCATCCATCAGTATGTAACCATATGTCTCCAGCCACAGTCGCAATTCCTCATGCCGTTCACGCTCCCATTCGAGCATCGACCGCCATGCCGCCCGGCTATCGGTGCTTACTCTACGCGACTCTATGAGCATGCGGTCACGTGCCTGATTCTCACGCTTCCATTTTTTGACTCTGTAATCCGCTGCGTCTCTTATCCTTTCGTTGTGAATCCGTAGACAAGTCTTCCCGGCCCGGTGATGGTTCTTGGATGATCTCCATTGCCCGGCCAGATAGACACACATCACGCCGACCTCGGAACCACATTTCCGGCACTTGACCAGTAATCCTTCCGAAGTGTGGACCGGTTTCATCCATACCTGATGTATTTGGTGTGCAGTCACGGTCATTTCAATCTACTCACCATTGGGGGCAATCAGCTGCAAGTCGCTTACCGTGCCGTCAGTATTGATGATAAATTCAACTTGCCAGCCTTGCAAGAATGCCCTGTCAACGTCGGGCACTGGTCCCGCGAGGTCTGCAATCTGCTCGATTAGTCCTCTGTCCTCCGACACGGTGCTGTCCTCCATAGCTACCTGCTGGATACGCTATGGTAGCTCTGTATCGGACTCTGAGAGCTATCGTAGCGCGTCTAGGCTAGTCATTCAGTGTAATCACCTTGCTGCGTGGTTACTGGTGTTCCCGACCGATGACAGTAGGACCGCCCGCCAGTTCAGCCCGATCTGTTTCTGGTCTGCCCATTGGCTGCTCTGATACCTGCGTGATTCCTGTCTCCTGTGTCCAGGATACGTAGGAATTAGTCGTAGCATCTCGGCCGTAATACTGATTGCATCCGGCATTGCCACTGTAGTACGCGCCGTCGATTGCAGGTGCTGGAATAACCACATTACCGCCACTGCTACTCCAGTCCACTACTTGTGGCGGTAGCATCTGAGCACAGAATGAGGTAGGTAGACCCTTGATAACGTAATACCTCACTACGACACCTGCCTGATTGGTCAGGTACACGTAGCTCAGTTTGTTAGGGTCCTTTCCCCAGGTGTCGGCAAAAAATTTGATCGTGTCGCGAGTCGGCGAATAATCCATGTAAACCGCCGGTTGCTGTGCTTGCAATCTGTCGAATCCACCCTGACGTATTGTAGCGTCCTTATCCTGCCCGTTTGGTGTATCGCATGATGAAGCGCCCACAGCAATGAACCCGAAGACTCCAAACAGTAAAACGATTCCAGCTCTAGCCCACCGATTGTTAGGTATCACGCTGCGCATTGAACTACCTCTGCATTCGGGTCGATGTGGTACGGCAAGTTACTCGATAGAAAGTTAGCCGCTGTATCTTCCTTTCCTGCATCGGCGTTGTATTGGTTGATTGCTGCAACTCTCTGATTCCGTGCACCAATCAGTCTGAGTTGAGCATCCCGTCTCGACGCCGTGTCCGGTGCGGTGTCGTAGTCGGTCTGTGCATTCTGCACCTGGGTTGTCAGGGTCTGGATTGATGCGCACTGATTAAAGAACGCATCATAGTGTGTAATCCGGTAATACGGATCGGCATGCACTCGTTCTGTCTGTTTCACCTCCCCCCGGAAATTGGCAGTTTCCTTGCTGAACACACCAGTTAGCAACATTGTGATGAATGACATTGCCAGGACGAACACGATGATGGATGCCCACCATAACAGTATCCGTCCCGAGAGTCGCGCTGCGTCCCTGTGCACTTTGCTCCCTTTCACCCTTTCCGTTTGTAACCTACTTGTGTTTCAGGCCGCCAGCTTACAGACCAGCAGGCTTGACGTGTGCCGTTTCGCCGATCTCGTTATTGGGACACTCACACCCCCAGGTGGAACCGGTCAGGAATGCAGAGACCGCCAGTATGAACACGCCGAGCAATGCGATTGCCTCCCACCCGCGAATAATTCCCACCACTGCCAATCCCACACTGACCAATGTCAATGCGAGATATAGCGCCGACGTGTTGTCGAGTGGCTTACCTTTCCCTCTTCCCAGTTGTGTCTGCATTCCAGTCACCTCTCTAGGTCATAAACCTCATCAGTCTGCCATCATGGAGCACCCTTTGATCCCCCTCCCCTGCTGCCCCATTCCTAAACTATCTCACCTGATGGACCTGCTCTGAGTATTCCGTGCAGGCTGACCAGCGAGAAGAATACAGCTGGAGGTGCCATAAACCTACCGATCGAGTCCAGGTGCACAAAGAATGCCACCGAGCCGCACACCGAAAATGCGAGCAGGATGAGCGGGGCGAACAACCGATCAGCATTTACTGATTGGATACCGTCGACGATGAGCAAGATGGATAATAGCGCAGTGAATGCCAGTAGTGGTGCCGCTGTATTGGCCAACTTCTCAACAGCTCCACCAACATATACCTGCGTCTCAGTTGGCATACCACTGAATGCCTCCACGTTGGCAATGATCGACAAACCTGCACTACCCAGAGAACATATCAGGGTAACCAATGATGTACCTTTCATTGGCTCTGCCACCGATTCACGTTTGGTCATGTCTCTGACTCCTCTGCAGTTACAGTACGGCAGTGTACCGGTGCTGTTATCAAGATCAAAAGGGGTTTCACCAGGCAAGATCAAAAGAGTGGATGCACGTTGCAGCCGCTCAGATGAACGCTGGCGGCCTCAGCTCGACGGCCAGTACTGCCACTCCAACTAAGCCATGATCTTGTCTCTGTGATGCACCCGGCGACCGGGTGATGTGCCGCCATGCCGCTAGGATACGAGGGACGGCGCGGTGGCTCCAAGATCACCTGGCCATGCCGACGTGTCAGTCCAGACTTTTGTGTTCGGCTAAACCTAATTCATAGGCAATCCGGTGACTGGCACCGATTGCCGCGATGATGCCGAGTACAATAATGCCGGTCACGAAATTGTATGCCTGCCGACTGGCGCTCAGGTATTCATGCGGAGGTACCGGGAATTCCTGACTATTCCCCATTGCACCTAATCTCCTATCTGTTCCTCACATTGCCAGATTAGTTCATGTTCCTGGCAGTGGGAGATGTTGCATGTTTCGTCAACGTTATCACAGATGGGGATCATGTCACAGGTGGAGGCTAGGAAATCATAGGCATCCGACATAGATCCAAGCAGTACGCACCCACCGGATGGTGACCTCAGATTAATAGACAGAGAGTCGTCGAATGGGTCCACTTGCATTCTCACGTCACCGGTGCCGTGAATCGGACCGGGAAACGCGATAGCTTCATCGAGGCTGTTGCGAGCAAATACCCATTCGACGAATGCCCGCCTTCCAACATTCAGCCGTAGGACTATCTCCAATGGAGCGCGTGACCTGAATACCCAGGTACCGTAAACGATGTGCCCACCAGGTGCATGCCGAAACACGGCATCGGCACTGATATCACCCACGGTGGGCGCTTGCTTGCGTCTCTTGATTGTCATGGTGACTTACTCCCAATCAGCATCAGTATCTTGGTTACTTTTACTGGCCACGTTGCACCTCTTGATTGTCATTCAACTTATAGTACAGTGAAGATCCTAGATAGACCGTAATGCGTCGCGCTGTCTACGCTGCTCCTCTGCCGTCCACTTGGGAATATGCCTACCATTCGTTTGGTTGAGCTGATAATTGTATAACGGACGACGCATCCTGATGTTTGCGTATTCCAGGAAACGGAGGATGGGACCTGCCTCTCCACGCTGCCCAGGACGTTTACGTACACCAGGCATGTGGTATGACTCGTGAGCAAAATACCACAGCACAACGGTATCTGCCCAGGGAACAGCATTCGTGTTGTAGTAATCCGAGCCAACGAGATGTTGCTCGATACGTGGGTAATGAACAACACCATATCTGTCTGTGAATGGCCTCTGTGTGGTTAACCCGACATAGGCACATACCTGCCTGCCGCTAGTCGGGTGTATGGCAATGATGACGTAAATTGCCCCGTAACCAACATGAGTCACGAGGTACGCCACGAATACCATTATCAATACACTGCCCGATACCGATAACTGCGCGGTACCGGATACGCTGAACAGGTAGTCAACGGCAATGCCAGTGCCCATGCTCAGCAGCAGCGTAAATACCAATAGTGGGTGCCTCCACGACGCACGGAGGACACCCACTATCAGCATTGCTGCGACGGCAGCATTCTTTCGTCTGCGTCGGCGTGGCATGTCAACTGCCAGTCACTGCAGACCGCACCAGATCGATAGCTCCAAGAATAAGATCGTGGATGAATACACCCACGACGGCACCATTCTGTAGCGCCATGACTATCAGGGTAACTACCACGATGAACCAGAACACACCCCATACAAAATCCATTGAGATCGTGCCTCCATTAATTAGGTGCCGGGTTTCGGTACGGACTAGTATTCTGATGGTAACTCATTACCTGACAAATACAATATACTTGTCCACAGGTCACTACGCTGTGGGCCACAGTCAATGTTCATCCTTGTCTTAGCTACTGAACGTTGCCATTGCTCAACGTCCATATATCCGATACCAAACATCTGTGATGCACGTAGTGTGGTAATGTCATTGGCTAGGTGTTCCCTGATATTATCGAAGCTCATTACTAATCTCCTCGTCTGTCTTTGTTATGCTATACCGCCTGCGGACCCATCAGAGGTTATCCTGAATCCAATCGGCAATCTCTGCGAACGTGTGTCCATTGCACCTTAGTTCCACGTCCTCGCCAGGCAGATCACCGTCATTGCATCTGGACAGTTCAACAATCACCGTATACGTACCGACGGTCATACCCGACCACGCCGATATCATCTGTGGTGTCGGTAGCTCAGTAACACCAAATTCACCAATAGAATATCCCAGTCGGCCGTCAGCAGGATCGACCAATTTCTGAGACTTTGACCAACCGTCAGGATTTTTCAAGTTACAGTAAACACCCCAGCAGCAATAACCAACCTTGCCACTACCGATATTGCAGCGGAGTACTTCCTTTGCCTGCTCATAATCCCCGCTCAGCAACGCTGCCACCCATGCTGATTTCTCGCCCGGGTCCATCTTGCCGATTGGGTCAGTAACCATGTCGTGGTCACCTGGACACTCAGAAATCTTCACAGTGCATCACTCTCCATCTGCATTGTGCCGATAGTCGAATCGAATATCGCTGTGAACACCTAGCACTTGCATACCATTACTGGGACTCTCTTTAATTCGTGACTAAATAGCGGGATACCATGTCGCCCGCCTCCTGGATAATCTCGCATGGTAAGTTCTCACCTACACACGCCCTATCCCGTCTCTGGGATACCAGGCCCTATCTGTTCGATTGTCTCAGAACGTAACCGAACTTGAATGGGTTTAGATCAAGGCGGACACCTTACCATTCGAACACCGCACTAAGTGTAATACTTCTTTCCCGTTAGAAATAAGTTGCACTTCGGTAAGACTTGTATTCCATTGCAGAGATGCCAGTAATTCGTCCCTCTCCTCACACGAAAGATCAGACGAACAACAGTGTTTACCATCCTGGGTCCATTTGATAGTATGCAATGTCCTCTTCCTATTCTATCCGACGGTAACTAGTTATAATGAATACTCAGGAGGCTCGAACCAGCCACGCATCTTCGCTTTATGTAGTTTGTTCAGGTGCCGCGCAGCTCTACGGGCTGAATTCTTTGATTTCTTCACACGGCATACGGTCCCGGATGACACTACAATCCTACCTTCTGCCCTAAATTTATTTTTCATCACTACTCACTTCCGTCTCGGTCTTTTACGTTAGGTTTACGCCATTCGCCGCGTAATCCGGCAGCGATCCACGAAAGAATGAGGATCACACCTACCATTATAAATAGGCCATAACAGACTAAATTTCCGAGTGCCACACTGACCCGGTACCACATTGTTACCCCCGATGTTTTATACTATCTAGTCAATCTAGTCAATCTGTCGATCTATCTATTGATATTCTGCTCGGCAATCATATTCATGATGAGGCTATCGGCGACTGGGCCAACTCAATTCTCGTCACTTTGCTGACTACCGTGGCTTTCCTCCAAATCATTTCCTAATAGAGATTCGTCGTATTGCCCGGCGAAAAACTCACGCCTTATCTGGCAATACCTGCATGTAACGTCGGGTGTCTTATCCGTCAGCCTTACCCCCGATTGCCGGGCACCGCAGGCAGCGTGGCCGACCTTTGTAGAGTCCCAGAAATGAACATCTGTATCAGGTTCCATTACGTACTCCCATGCGAATCATACGCCTACGCATCTTTCCGTTGAGTCCCAGTGCCATTACCCAGCCTGCCGCTAGGTAATCCTCATGCTGCCGCCGTCGTGCGGCTGCTTGAGTAGGTGTCTCAGCAGTTCCTCGATTCTTCATCGTATGGTCTCCAATCTGTTTATGCCTATATGCCTAGGTATGTCCTGTCCATCTGTGCTTTACCACTAGGCTGTCCATTACCTAGACGGCTCACTACATGTGTAGTCAACCTGGCACGGAACCAATAGACTCTAGCGTAAGCGTTCTCATGTGTGGCGGCCCTCTGTGCGTCTTCCCTCATATCGAGTACTATCTGTTTGGCAATGGCGGCTAATTCCTCTAGCTCGGCTGCTGCGTACAGAATTACTTCTTTGCTAGCCATGACAAACTCTCCCGTCTGTTTGTTCTGTCAAATTGTCCCCTATAGGACTCGAACCTATGACCCACCGATTAAAAGTCGGTTGCTCTATCCAACTGAGCTAAGGGGGCGTATGGGATGGCGCGTCGGGTATTACATGATTATCTCAAAACCCGATATTGTGCCTCACTGGCTATTGTTAGCGCGCCATCGCGTGCTCACTTGCCGATCAGGTCGGCGATGCAAGCTGAACAGATATTGCCCTTACCACTGAACATCGATCCACACATGTTGCAAGATGTCACGTTAATCACCTCCTCCACTGTGGCTTGTCACGCGGCAGTCAGCAGCTCGGTAAATGCTGAGTATGCCCTGTCACGGTCCGTTGAAGTAGATACTCCGATCAGTGACCGCTCGGCCCGGAGGTAATTAGGGTCCGTTCCATCGCCACCACGTACCCGCGAGTGGTATTCGATGTACTCGTAAACAGCCTGCAAACCTCCCCAGACGGTACCGGCGATGTTTTCGTTCGTCGGCGAATCGTTGAACAGGTAGCGCATGGTACGCATCCGGTTATCATATTCCGTTGCAGCCCGACCGCTGTCTTTCGTCTTCGGGTACAGTCGGTCGACGATGCCCTGAAATGTCGCGTCTGTCAGCTGCTTACTAGCCATCCTCTGGGCCTCTTCGGCCAGCTCACGGAATGCTGCCACGCTCTCAATAAGAGTGCGCCTGGCAATCTTCATCCGTTCCTCGGCTTTAGTGGTGTGCCGAATGGTAACGGTGTGTTTGTTTCCACGAGTGATGTGCGATTCCTGGTTCTCACAAAACACACGTACCGCAGTCGGAGCGAACCGGTTCGCAACATTGCCATGACCCATGAACGCGACGATATAGCCACGCACCGGATCACCGCCACCGAGTATTACCGGATCGGCCAGAGCAATGGAAATAAACGCGCGAGTACCACCGTGCAGTGATCCAGCGCGATCGAATTCCCCATCGGTCTCCTGCCGCACGGCATCCAGTAGAGCCGCATTCTGCTCATACTGAATTACCTGGTAGCGACTACCCACCGATATACCGTGGAGCGGCATGCCATTGCCTCTACGGAGGCCGTAAACACCGCTGTTCGGTTTTCCGTCCGGGAAATGCAGCTGTTGCTTATCAACCTTCCAGCCTGCCAGACCGGCGTCGGCTAGTGCATCGAATGCCTTGTCAGTACCGCTCACATCCGTACCGAGTGTCCGCATTGCGTCAACCCGATCCCTGACGAGTGGCTGAGCATTGGTCATGATGACCACTCTCCCTCTAGCGAGATCCTATTTACTGATTGGCTGAATTGCCATAACCATACACGGTGCCGTTGTCCATGTACGGTTGCTGACCTATTCAGACTTCCAGCACAACGCTCCCGTTCGCATCCACAACTTCGCATGCTTCCCATTCGCCCCCATCGACACTAGCTGGGTAGAAGGCATCGTGTCCCATACTCCCAGGTGCATCGGGAGAGTCATAAGAGATTTCCAATGCTTCATCAGGACTAGATGCTTCCACGTCGACGTATGCCCACACAGTCATTTTCATGCAAACACGGTACTTAGCCACTGAAATACACCTCCGCAGTCATCGTATTGATTACCATCCATTCGAGTAACCACGGAACCATACGGCAGCAATTTCCGTACGGAACCGGTAGCCTACTCGACCACGCAAACGCCTACTGCATTATTTGCCGTCGATGTTCTTGCTAAGCAAGACAACGAGAGCTATGCACAGTAGAATGTATACAAGTACTCCAGATACGAACTGCCATGTCGGCAGAATCTCCATTGAGCACTCATATATGTCGTAGCCGCACGCTAAGTCAGTCATGACACATGCCTCACAGAGTGCGTAGAACTGTCCGTCCCCGAGTCAATCGGTAACGGCCATCGCCATTGTTTCTCTTCTCGGCTGTGAATCGGTCGAATGCAGCTCCGAGACTGTTGTAACCCTTCAATACTCGATATGCCTTATTCGAGTAAATCCTGACCTGGTATGTCTTGTCCATTGCCTGCCTGCCTGTTAGTTGATTGGAAGATGACCAGTCCCATTGGGACCGCCAGACATGTGTTTCACGTTATAACCAGTAATCTGAACAGCGATGTGTCGATAGGTACATCGATGCCGTCCTCGCTGATTCTGGCCGAGACACAGTTTCCTCTGTCGTCTATAGAGAACGAAGTGGTAGGACCGAATGTCTCGATACTTACTGTGTATTCATCGTGGCCGGTAGTGTTACTCGAATACAACATGTATTAAGTCTCCCGTTCGTCTGGCCCATGCCACTGGCCATATGTAGGACCAGTGGCACGGGACTTGTCTCAGTGCAAAGAGGTTGGCACAAGTGGACCAACTATTACCCTGTAGACCTGCCATCCCTCATCCTGCAACTCAACTGACAACAGATCATTGGTGTCAGCTGGCATGCACCCTGCGCACACATACCCATCGGAGTAACCTATCTCCATGGTGCCATCAGCTATCGGCCTTCCCACCGTGGCCACTACAAAGAAATCGGCAAGTCTTGGATTTCCACATCCGCACCTGCTCACTGATGTTTCTCCAGCCATCATATCCGCCCACTTCCTGTGTAACCCTAACTCATATGGGGAAGGCTCTATTTGCCTGGCTGCCTTCCTCACTGATTGACGGCAGTAGTACCGTTCCACAATCTCGACATGTGCTTACACGCATAGCCACCAGACATGGCGTTGTGTTGGAATGCCTTACAAGTGCAAGCCACTGGCATGTCCTCGGCAATCGTAACCACGTAGATAGTATCTACGCGGGAATCACTCTGTACTGCCTGGTATTCCAGTTTCATGTCATCACCTTTCCCATTGTGCCATTAGGCAAAGAACAGACCCGGAAGATTTCCGGGTCTGTACCGTAGTGCGCCGAGTTCGCAGTCTAACGGTCAGCCTTGCCGCAGAGATTAGCTTAACCTCAGGTACTGCAATTGGTAACGGCTGAGGCCGACCGATTGACTCACCAAGATTAGCGTCTCATGTAGGCCTTGCACGGTAGCTGTCTTTGCACGCCTGATACTATCAGCGTGGTTATCGTACGTCTTCCCATTCGAGAGACTGTCTACTCTCAGCCGTTCGTCTGTGACCAATGTGGCAGATATGGGACCGGAAGATTTGGGGAAGGCGAGGCTCATTGGCCCGTACCGCCTCTTTTATGTTGACTAGACACATTATCCGGGAGTCAGCCGGACCTTCCCACGCGGCAGATATGGGAATTGAACCCACACACTCGGTCAGGAGTGCCAGTTACCAGTCCACGCGATTTCTCGGCGACAATATCTGCCATACGTGCCGTTACCGGATGGTGGGCTCGGTCTCAATGAGGCGATACAGCGACCATCCGGTAACGGCTATTCAGTTGTGGTGCGGGGTACCATATCTCCCGCTCCCTGGGCACTAATCGCTTGCGGTGCCGGTATCTCACCTACACACGCCCTATCCCGTCTCTGGGATACCAGGCCCTTACATGTCCGGCTCTTATATCGGTGGTCGGTTACCGTTGGCTGCCACTGCGTATCTGCATTGGTATTTAGTTGCGTACGTGACCGTGATTAGGTTCGTGGCTCCATGCTGAATAACCATGACTGCACACAGCATGTGTTCTGTGCACAGTTGCTAGCCTATTCAGACTGCACACGGCATTGTGTAGTGCACTGTGTTGGATGTGCAATTACTGTGCAAGATACGTCTACAGACGGTACGGTCACAATGTGTAGCGTGACCGGTGACGCCACCACAGATGTAATTAGCGGAGTGTCGCATCTGAATGGTGTCACCTCCAAACTGGACAGTCATCATGGGCGATGCACTCTGCACTGGGTATTGGCACCGTGCGCTGTCACATGTGCACTTCTCATCGTCAAGCATTGTTCCTCCATAGAGATTCATAGCTATAAGCTGAGTGCCCTAACCCGGAATCAAACCGGGACCACTACGGCCGTTGCTCCATTCTATTAGAGGCTTACTACCCGACTCTAAATGCGTAGATGCTCTGTCATTGAGCTATTAGGGCTTGATTTGAATTTCGATGTGTGGCATACAGTGCCTATTCTGCGCGATCAATTAGTTTCCGGATAAAAGAGGCGGTACTGGCCAATATTCTATCTTCGCGTATTGGACATGCGTGCCGCTGACGACGGTAGGGAACCCGCCGATAGTGATAGTCATTTGCCACGACCCACCACTAGTCATTATGTCTGCGATCCCGCTAGTTCCAGCCTCCACGTCTGAGATGCTGGCGTCAGTCCAGTCAGACACAAGTGGGGTAGTCATACCTTGTAGTCCTACCACAGTCCTTATCTTCATTTCTGCCTCCTGCTGTTCGCTGTACTGCCCTCACGTTACCAATTTATGCCGTTGGTTGCATGCTCGACACATCGAAAGTCGAAGCACAGGAAACAGGTCGGAGCGCTAGGTGGGTGTTTACTCAACTAACCTGGACGATCCCCCATGGTAGATTACGCCACGTGGATGACTGGAATGGGGAGGTCTGTGCTGCTGCTCCGCTTAGGTGCCAGGAGATAATGCACTGGCAATCTTTCCACGGAAATTGAATCCAGCGAGCGTGAGTGTATGTCCGTGTCTTGCTTGACCGCTCGAACGTGTGCCCATCGGGGGTGGTTGCTGTAAACTTCATTTGTACTCCTGAGTTTAAATTGGCCGCCTAGCGCACTGATCCGTTTCCTGTGCTAATTTATGACCGGAGCAAGATCTCGGTCGGCCAACTCGGCGGTTCGGTCTAACCCTTAGCTACCGGTGTACCCCCGTGTTTGCCCATGATGGCTGGGTCCGGGTGACTCCTGTGACTTAGATCGTTCGGCTGGTTCACTCCTGGTTAAGAGCCCCGACGCTCCGCTCCGCGTGTCCTGCGATCCGTGGAATTTTCTGTCTTACACCCAGTATATCGGGCGAGTTCTGCGAGACGTTACAGCCAGATCGGGGAGAATTTCGGGAGATTCCCAGAGGTTTGAGGTAGCTCCCCGGTGTCCGTCTCTTTTATGTTGTGTCTCCGACACTACAGCGGCACCGCAGTACTGTCAAACGGTCTGGCAATGTTTGTGCCTCAGTTCACACGAACGGACGCACGCTACGAGATTTTCGCAGGTCAGCGATGGTTAGCCGTCCTGCCCTCGCGTGCGTGCGTCCGCGTGCGCGTACGTGCGTGGTTAGAGTGTCAGCGTGTTGGGCGTACCAGCTCCGTGCCGGTAGCTGCCTGCTGAGGCCCGATCAGCCGCCGCACGGCATCGAGGCCTTCCAGCGTCCAGCAACCCTCACAGGCACGCTCGATCGTGTCGATACGCACTGTCAAGTGCATAGCTCTCCCGGCATCCGGAGCTGACCGGCCAGCACTGAGAGAAATCATGACGGCCACTCCGCACCCGACCCACAGCAAAATCCCCGCCAGTACGACCCACCACCACAGGTGCATGCCGAGTCCAGCCAGTACCAGCACGGTCCCGAGAATTCCGCACCACACCGCCAGGCCGGTTGCCCTATCAGCACTGCGTACAGATGCCTTGCGCTGCCTCAGCTCGATGGCCATCGAGTGGCTGTACTCGCGGTACAGTCGCGCCAGCTCTGGACGGGCCTCGCGGTATGCACGCCATCGGTAGCCAACTGCATTGGCCTCTGCCTGATTGTCCTCGTGCAATTCAGTATCATTACCCGAAGTCTCCAGCGCCATGCGCAGCCGACCGAGTGCAAGATTCATACTCTCAATCTCGGCATCCCACGCGGCCAGCAGGCGTACAGCGCTCCCATCCTCGATCTCGATCTCTCCCATTACCCTCGTTCCTCTCCGCGATCGTCCAGACAAACGATCAGGTCACGGTCACCTGGTCACGTGACCTGCACTCCCCCCGGTACTCCCTGCGTGCCGGGCCTCTGGTCACATGACCCCCCTGTCCCTGGTCACGTGACCACATGAACATGACCTGATCGAATATCACAGACTGTAGTATTTGTCATCCTCAGTCCGCACCAACCTGGGCGGGTCTGCATTCACTAGATCGTTGAGCAGATTACTCACGACTCTAGGGTTCTTTACGTCGTCTCCCATTCCAACTAGTTTGTCGATTATTTCACCCCTTCCCATTGGAGATCCCCCGTCAATGTCGTTGGTAAAAATAATAGCCATTACTCTGTCCGCTCTGTTCTTATACTGCACGGGAACAGAGGAGACTCGTTCATCGGTTTTGCCCTTCTCCCATTCCTCGCGAAGTCCATTGCCATTCTGCGACGCCTTGCTATTTACCAGTCTGTAGAATTCTCGCTCCGCTTCCTGTTCCTCGGCAATGCTCAGATCCGGTAGGTAGCCACCATTCAATGGAACGCCACCAGCAGTCGCCCGATTAATTCCATCCTCGATACCTTGTGCATCATCATCCCGAGTCAGATAATCAATGTATTCATCATCAACCATTCTGAACCGGTTAGCATAGTGCTCGCCTGCCGCATTAGCACTACCAGGGTCCATTACGTGTGGAATGTGTCGACGATTCCACATGATCTCGTCTAGTTTCGGGCCATCGTGCAATACCGGCTTACCGATATCGGGAGTTTGAGGATATGGAATACGCAGCTTGAAAATCGGATTATCTAGTCCCAGATCCGCCCAGCACTCACCACGCTTACGCGGAGTGGGTAGAGAATAATCGTCCAACACCCGACCAACGGAACCCTGGCTGCGAATAGCGAATACAAAGCTGAACATCATCTGCGAAATTGTAGTCGCACCCTGGTCGCCGAAATTCGTCATCGTATCGTGCTGAGTTGCCAGCCATTCGTAAAGCTTTGCACTCGCTGTTCCCCTAGCGATGCCTGCTATCATGTCGCTGGCATTCATTGGCTTGCCATTGACGTACCCTTTGGTGAACTTATCATCTGTGATGAATGTAACCTCATCGAGTACCAGAATTCCACAAGGCAGTCCACCACGCTGATTGTTACGAAGATTCATTCGATATTTAGCAATCTGCATGAATGCAGCCATCATGTTGCAAACATCTTGCTGCCCGTGTGCAATCCAATCGATGGGGGGTAGATGCTTCACTCCACAATCGTGACACACATTGATGTAGCGCTCAACGTATGCCATCACGAAATCGTACAGCTTCCACACTCCACCGATCCAAATAAAACAATCAGTGCACCGTGTAGCATGCGCCAGCATGATGTGAATCAACGACGATTTACCACTGGTAGTCCCACCAATAATCTGACCGTGCTGCCGTAGATCCATCTTGCATAGTTTATGGTTCGTACGGTGTCCTACCGGGCAAAGTTCGCCCATAGTGGTAGGGATTGACCCATACTCATCCATGTACTTAATAACTTTGGCAGCAATTGCTGCAGTCTCATAAACAGTGATGAGGTACCGTCCAGCATCGTCCGTAGGCTCGACGACTACCTGATCTTTACTGACAGGCTGTCCGCTCAGAATTGACAGCGCTGTCGCAATCTGCTCTGCAGCGTCGCCAGTGGGAAAACTGAACTTAGCCATTACCCGTCACCCACTCAACCTATGTCTAAGGCAATCCACCCTGCTTTATGTTGTACTCATAGAGGCATGCTCACATTGCCACATAGTGACACCTTGCTCCGAATCTGTCCACATTTTCTGCTACCTATTTAACCTACGGGCATTCCCCACAATCACACATTGTGTCATGTATCCCGTACCTCTCTAAATAGTGAGCGTATTCGCATTTAGCAGCGTCCAATGATTCGTCAAACGTATTACCACAACTGCACTCATAAATACCAGGGTGGGAGCCAATCGGCTCCCAATCTGGAGTATGTGGATCATATACATCCGACGGTGCGTAACTCAGGCACTCGTCACAATCACAATCTGTACCAGGCGTGTAAATCGTGTATCCATCGTACTGCTCTACACGTTTTGGCATAGCAACTTACCTTCCGCTAGCGGGTACCTGCACTAAGAATTGATTAGCAGCTGTCTGACTCCGGTCATCGCGCACGGTCTCATGTCCAATGATCCTGACCTGAGAGAATCCAGCCTTATTCAGTACTGGTCGGAATTTGCCAACCATTGCACTGTTCTCAATAGGATCGACTGCTGCCTTTACCTCAGTTTCTATCGGCTTGCTATGGCTGATCCAATACTCTACTCCCTTGCACCCCCAATAGATACCGATCCCGAGTACCACCAATACGGTCAGCATCCACGGCCACCACTCGGAACGCATGAGATATACTTGCGTCCACACCGTGTACGCGCTTATTGCCAGCATGCAGAAATGGGTAATCCGATCCTGCTGCTTACTACGCAATAGACTGAACATATCGGCCGTGCGAACCACGAAACCGGTAATGCACAGTAGTATAATGCTGACAATTGCAACTACTCCAGCAGACTTCCACCACACTACATCTAGCATGGTGGGAATTACTGCTCCAGCAATGGATAGCGATGCACCAAACATTGTCCAGAACAGCTTCCACGGCATAGGCGCATTATTGCGTTGCCCGTGTCTTACCTGTGGAGTACTGGCGGCATTAGGGTCTTCCAGCTTAATGGTGATCGGTTGCATCGCTGCCACCTACCTCCTATAGAGTCGGAGCGCACGGGCAGCCGCAACGCCCACACCGTGTAGTACCTTTGGATAGATCCATCCAGCCGACCGCCTGCGAGCTGCATTCGAGATGATCGAGGCTTACACCCAACCTTTCAGCTTCGGCTATTATGGCACCATGAACTTTGCGTAACTCAGCTAGTTCATTAGCTAGGTTGGCAATCCGTTCGTGTACCAACAACGGCAATGCACGGTTTCCGTAACCAGCCTCTAGCAAGGCTAGTTCTATGATCTCTCCCTCCAATACTTGCATCCGGCCGTGCACCATAACTGGGGACATGTAACCTAACATTGCCACTCACTCCCTTAACGTCCGCTCTCGTTGGCAGCGTCCCCCATTTGCTGCGCTGTCAACTGCGCTCGATTCTCTGCCACCGCATCGCAATAGGCCGCTCGTGCCAGGTATTGTTCAGCTGCTGGTGTCATATCTCCATCATTGGCATTGATAAGAGCACGCGCCCATGCCCGGAACCTGATTGCCAGGCCCATGTGGCGAATTCCTGACCGCTGTGTTCCACTAGCACCGTATACGTACGATGCTGCTGCTGGCCTACCGGTAGCTGCCGGTGCTGCCTGACCACTATACCGCTGAACAGCGGAGCTACCGTTGTTCCCCCTTGCATGTTGTTCGCCGTATATGCCATTGGCAGTCTCATAGTGAGCCATTCCTGCTCCTCCTCTTTTATCTACTGGTACTGCTACCGCCGAACTAGTGTTAGGAATCGATGTGACCGGGTCGATGGTGAATTGCTGCGTGCTCGGGCCGAGACTGGTGACATTCCTACCGATGGCTGTGCTACTCGGTGTCGACGGTCCATCATCAGGATATAGTCTGGTTGCCTCTGCCCTGAGCCTGCCATTACTACCCCATGGCCAGAATCCGTACCAATTCCTCGCACGTGCTCCGTTTCTCCATTCCCGCCACTTGCTATACCGTGGATTTGCTGTCCCGTCCTCGCCTACGGCGAAACCTGCATAGTCGACGTTTTCCCGTTGGCTACGGGTCCGTCTGATATTCCACCAGTCCCTATAGCGGCTGCGCCGGTTCGGGTCGTCATACCACTCGCTATTGTTCCGGTTGGCATGTGGTTCGTCCGGATCGTGGTGCTGGTAATTCCATAACCGACCGAATAAGCGTCTAGTTCTATCGAAACGTCGACCGTGACCGTGACCTCCACCTGACCCGCCGCTCCCACTGTGACCGTTGTAGTGGTTGCCACTACTACCGTGATTACTACGACCACGCCATGGGGCATACCACCTACGCGGTTTCCTGCCGGGCCTACTGTGATGACCCCTACCGCCGTGCGTACCTCCGTAACCACCGTGACCGTTTCCATCATTATGCCCCCCATTCCGCCATGGACGATATCTGCCACCACCATGGCTGTCATTATTACGCCTACCACCGTGCCCACCTCGCGAGCCGCCATGACCGTCCGGCCCGTGACCGCTATTACCTCCGTGCCGATGCCTACGCCTAAACGGGTTCCAGAATCTTCCTCTACGACCTCTGTCGTGTCCATCCGTGCGGCCTTGCCCACCATACCGGGATTGACCGTGTCCGTTGCTCTCAGGACCGCGCATGCCTCTATTCTTACGATTATGGTTCAGTGGATTGTGCCGACCACGGCGCCACCACGGATTACGATTGCCATGTGAGCTATTACCGTACCCACCACCGCGCCAGCTGCGTGGCTCGTGTGCACCACTTAAGTTCCTCGACGCACGACGACTTCTCCACCGATCACCAAATGACTGGCGGTTAAGGTGCGGCGGCCCACCATGCTGATTATGTGCACGGTGTGTACCACGCTGATTGTGCCTAGCTCGCCTATTTTTGTTCCTACGACCCAGCAACCACATCGCCAGCAATACCAGTCCGACTAGGCCGATGATGATGGCTGCTGTGTGGTTAACGTGCCACAGAATTACAGCACCGACTACCAATAGGATTACAATGATAGGTCCTAGGGCAGTCAGCGGGCTAATACCATCGGATTTCATGGCAGTGACCTTGCTGCCATCTGTATTAGGCTTGCCGCCTAGTACTCCACTAGTGTTTGCAGTATTTGCAGTGCCATTATTATCCGTACCCACAGTATCAAACAACGATCCCTTATTACCGCTAGCCGTACCAGTCGTATCGGGACCAATACCATTGGTGCTGGGACCAGTTGCCTTCCCCACTGCACTCGCCATCGGCCTACCTTCCCTGTGAATCTATCCAGTGATAACCCGTGTGACTCTCACAGGCTCTACTGTAACCTATGACAGGGGGATGCGAAACATACAACTGGAGGCAGTACGGTGGAAGCAACCGGTGCGTCAATGATCTTGGGATTACGCCTTCGGCAGATGCGGGAGGCTTGTGGATTGAAAGGTCGTCAGGTAGTCGAGAAGTACTTGACGTGCTCGACTTCCAAACTGTTCATGATTGAATCCGGTACTCGTAAGATTGGTAGACTGGAATTAACCGGATTGGTCAGTACCGCCTACAACCGAACAGAGTTGGCACAAAGAATGGAGGATTTACGACAGCAAGTGGCAAATGGTGATGCCGGTCTGGTCCGGGATCATCCAACACTGCACCCACATGTAATGCTAGTACATGAACTAGAAAAAGAAGCTACAGAAGCATATGGGTTGCAAATCGACCAAATCCCGAAACTGTGGCAGAACAAAGAATACATGATGCGTCAGCACAGAATGTCGGGGAGTACTGGTGAGGAAATCGAACGGCTGACACTTGCTGGAATCGATCGGCAGCATCGTTTCCTCGACCTCGACAATCCACCATATACCACGGTGATAATTACCGAAGCCGCACTTGACAGGGCAGCAACCGTACCAGGTCAGTTGGAATTCATTCAACACCAGTCTACTCACCCGTCACTGGTACTGCGAGCCATTCCTACTGGTTCCGGCCCGCATCCATCCTATGCAGGGTTCACAGTCATGAAGTTCGACGAATTTCCTAACACTCTGTGGGCCGACACAGTACATGGGGGATCTCTCACTCATGAACCGGATGAAGTGGCTCACGCAGATAATCGGTGGACTATCCTATCTCAGTATGCGGCCACGCCAGAGGAAACCCTAGACATGGTCAGGTCCCGTATGACACAATAGGTACGTATGGCACAATCAGTCCAGGCAGAAAATCGGACCCTACCTAGCATAGGGTCCGATTTTCTATCGTTGGAGGGGTATTTAGTTGTGAAGGGTGGACTATTAGTTGCGTCTCTGGCTTGGTACTGGTGGTAAGCCATCGCCGTGTGTGGTGCCGGAAGGAGTGTGCCTTGGATCTGGCCTTGCGGTCGCGACGAATGCACGTTTCACGGCTGCACGTTTCTCGTCATCCGTCCATCGCGAAATCGGCTTGTGGTTTGCCATGTGTATCACCTCCCTTCACTCACCTGTGATATCGTACAGTGTCCCATAAACGTTACGGACCCCTAAACCTGGGAACGAAACCGAAACCTTATAGGTAGCTCATCTCTGCTTTGACTATGACCTCTCGGAACTGTATCTCATGAGACTCGATTATTTCCCCTATCCTTCTCGTGTAGTACGAAACCACATCGACCGGGTTGTCGTGCTCTCTGTCCAGTGCAATCAGCTCATATTGCTTTGCACGTCCAGAGAATTGTCGCACCCTCCCGTATTCCCACAGCCTAGTTACCGCTGACTGCGGTAGTTTCTTTGTAGTCTGGAATGTAACGGTGATAGACGTCCTCATGTGACCTGTCTTTTAGTCCTGTCGTGTTCCTCTACGAAATACGACAGTTCGTATATGATTCTCATTGCCTCGTTCACCGTAAGCCGCATTCCGCCATTGAGCAGTGGAACGTCAACTAGTGCGGTTACCAGATGATCGTCGTCCACATCGTCATCGTGCAAATCTCTCCGTAGGTGGTCAGCCAATGAACTGCTCACCATAGTCACCTTCTCCCACAGCAACCCACCATCATCAATGAATTATCGTGTTCTCCTCGCGCCTCGGTGTGCAGTCATTCCGGTACGTCCCCGTGTGGATGGTCTGCGTGCCGGATGGTGTCTTCATTTCATTCACTGGCACTCCGCACCCATTCGGGCACGGCCTGGCATTGTCCGGGTTAGGGACTCCAAGTATTGCCACCATAGTCATCCTTTCATTTACTGGGTATCTCCGGTGGCTTTCCAAGAATCTTACAGACGCTCAATCCTACGTCTGCTGGATTCTGACCCCCCTCCTCATCCAACCGGCGCAATTTACGGGCTAGCTTACCGGCACTATTCCTGCCGTCGAACGGTTCCCCATTATCCGTACCCCAAGCGTGCACGACGCCGTTATTGGCAATGCTGACAACTACATAACTTCTGGCCGGATCGACAGACACAATCGTGCGTAACCGCCTGACCTCGTCGGCCAGAATTCCAGCGACGGTCGGCCAATGTCCAGCACTCCCACCATCGGCAGCATGCAACGCTTGCTCTACTAATTCCCGATCATCATCCACTGCCACTGACCTACCTTTTTGCCTGTATGTCTTTTAACTGTATCATCAGTGGTGTCTCGTCTATCCATTCGGTCGCACTCTGTGCCAGCAATGTACTAAATGCTGCATTTACCATGTCGGCAGCCGCTTCCCCTCGTGGCTCCGGGCAGATCAACATCACACATTCCTCGGCAAATTTCAATGATTCGGCGTTCATGTACAGCCAATTGACGAGGTTATCGACGTGCGATGGAGTCATATCTACTAGGCGAACACGCTCACCAGGTCGACCCCAAACCTCATCTTGATACAATAGGTCGCCCACTGTCGGGTACTCATCATCATCGTCGATTATCATAGTCAGTCTCGCAAACCCTCTTTGAGTGCCTTGGCTAGCATCGTAGCTGCCTGGTTCTTAACGGCAGTTACCACGGTGTTACGTGCATCAGTTACGGCACTACCGCTAGTTGCACTGATTCAGTATATGTAATGTGAACGTTAGTATCTCCTGCACTGTCCTTATCAACGGTAGAGCTATTGACATGTCTTCTCACCACTCATCGTCACTAGTGTATCACTGTAAGTATATTTGATTGCGCCTCCTCGACAGTCTTACCCGTTCCCTCGAACGGCCCTCCAGTAACTCCCTCTATCCTGCACACGAATTCGCCGTCATGATCTAGTAACAGCGAGACAAACGCCGAATCATTAGAAATCAAGTAGTCGGTCAATGCTTCGTTAGATCCCATTTTCATATCTCCCTCGCTAGCCATTCATTGCCAAGGATATCTGTGCACATTAGTGGGTGACTAGGCCAGTTATGAATGCAGTACCGTTCGGAGTATTGTGCCCGGCACGGCTTAGGCTCTTTGCCCTCTATTACCAGCCATGCAATCAGCCACTCGATTTCCTCGCTGCTCAATTGCCTGAATGAGGTAATCGGCCGCTGTATCAGGTTGCGCGCCCACCGATAGCGGTCAGGTATCCCGGCCTCTGTCACTAGGCAGCGTAGCCTATACATCAGTGCCCACCGTGGCGGCAAGGGAGGTCGGGTTATCTTATCCATTGTGATTTCTCCATTATCGTTTGTTCCACGGTAGATTACCATCAAATATCCAATCGTTGATCCATCGCTTGGTTGTTGGTATTGAATATAAGACAAGCATGATGATACAGACAATCAGTGCCACTAGGATTAGCAGGTCACTGGTCAACATTGATTTACGCCCCTCCACACAACCATTTTACATACCGCCATTCTTTAGAATGGTGCGTGCGTCTCTGTCAATCTGTGCCGACCCGGCCGACACTATTTGCCGTGCCGATTCCTGAGCTGCACTGTCGTCTACATCGTACTTACTGAGTATGTCATTTTCTTGCTCGTTGTCGCTAGGAGCGCCGTCTGTCAATTCTCCTATGGTTCCTTCACTGGTACCGGCGGCCTCGGCACCGCAGTACAATACTACTAGCCTCTGCTGTGGGTCCTGTAGCCTCCATGCAAATATATTGGTACGTCCCTCGCCATTACTGTGCAGCCACACAGAGTAGACATTCATCCCGTAATGCTCTGCACACCGTTTGTGTCCGCCCTCATGCCTCGCACGCCGGTATAAATACCTCGGTAATGGATCGTTCTCGGCACTACCTGATGAATGAGTATCACTGCCACCGCATCCGGATAGTGGACCCCAGCCATTAGGGTCACAGCCTCCGGTATTGCTGGTGTCCGTGTCATTGCTAGTAGGATTGGTGGTATTGCCGCACCCAGACAACGGACCCCAACCTTGGGGGTCACATCCTCCAGGACTCCCAGTATCGGTATCGGTATGTGCAGAGACGGCTACTGGTTTACCGGTCCGATCGTCGATGCCGTCACCATCTTTATCACACCCAGCAGACAATATAACCGTGGCAGTCAATACGGCAATAGTAGCGGCTACCTGCTGGGTGCGCGCTCGCATATTAGTCACTTCCCCCTCCAACTTTTGTTGCCAGTAATGCCCGAGATTCACATACCCACGCGACACAGAGTGTCGTGTCTTCTAGTAGTGCACTGTCGATGCCACCTGAGTAAACGGACTGCAACGCATCGAAAATTACACTAGGCGGCACCACCCGCTCACGCTCCCATACTAGGGACGTTTGCAACTTTAGATCTGGGCTCTCTATATACACTACACGGAATTTCGGTACGGACCGTTGCCATGGCTGTTTGTCTATCCTTGGTAGTAATGCACCTACTACCATAACTGCAATACCTATATCATTTCCACGGCGGGATACGAAATCCACACGACGATACGAATGTCCTGTCCATCTAGTCCTGGTGTACCTCGAATCGGTAATTGGTGGTTCGACCCATCCGTACCGCCCGCATAATGAACGTAAGCTGTCAGTGATTCGCTTTGACCACCCAGCGTCGGCGAACACTTCGGCAAACAGTCCGATAGATTCCATTGGAGGACACAATTCCGTTGTAGCCTCGACTGGTAAATTCCCGTATCGTGACAGAATGCCGGATTCCATCAATGAATCCAAGGCACTGTAATACTGGTCAGGTCGTATATCTAACGACCTCTGAATTGTCACTGGTGTATTCGCAGCGACTATTAGTTCTAAAACCCGATCTTCGATACCCATACTCACTACGATACAGTACAACGGCAGTACTGTCAAACGGCCCCTACCCAGTAGCCACGAGCAATACAAATACAGATGCTATCACAATACTTACACACGACTCGGCATAGTTAGTGTTTGCCATGTAGCCAGGTAGTTAACAGGCATATGTGCATACACGATGACTCATTGCCAACATCTTGAATAACTCACTCATTTACGAACGTGATTTTCGGCCCTGTCCTAAACCACGCCGTGGTGATAGGAGCCTTTACCTTGTGACCCACTACCAGCCGTCGTTGTAAATGCCTCAGAGCGTCCCTAGCGTGCGGTAGGCCAGCCGTCAAGTAGTACCACCCCAGTGCCTCTAGTTTTTGATCTCCGATGAAACTCAGTGCCTCAGATGGACTCTGCTGCACTAACGACACGCCGACATTGCGCTGTGTTGCCAGGAACGCTACGCCTATGTACTCGCGAGAGTCCAATACCAGTCGGTCACGGCTGGGCCACATTTCAGCGATGACAGCCAGTCGATCAATGATCCCTTTTAGGGACCTCTTCTCACCGGTGCGTAGCTCGGCAATGAATTTGCGCAACGCACGCCGTAATACGTCCTCATTCTGCCGAAACTCAAATGTCTCGAATACTAGCTCTAATCTATTGTCGACACTCAACGCCAGATAATATTCAATCAGTGTCAATAGCTCATTGTGGTGAACCTTCGGCCCCAGCTGCCCGCACTCGACTTTACCGCTTACGCTCGAATAGTAAGCCCACCCACTAGTCTCTCCCGGGTCCAATGTAAAGATATCCGGCACACCATCGATTACCCCCAACTGCAGGGTAACCATACGGTTATAATCCTTTGGCATCGTCATCAATCAGCCATTCATTGATAGCGTCTCGCAGTTTAATAACATCGACTCTCGCAAACGCGACTGCCCGATTTATGTAATTGAAATAGAAAATCAGGTGATGCTGTTGCAGTTCGGTACTAACGTTACCGTCTTCGACGGACAGATCTACATTGATGCGGTTCTTAGTCACAATGTAACCTCTCCCAATTGGCACGCGACAGCTTACAGCATGCACTGCACACATACTCGCCTGACTCGACGTCCAGTGTCCAGCCTAGCGGTGGCTTTTTGGCTTCGGTGCACAGACACCACGGCAATGCCTCTGCATCCTCGACGAACACTATAGACACGATCACTTCCAATCTGGTTACTTTTTGAAATCTCCGTATGACTTGGCAACTGCGATATCAACTGCCCACGATACGTATCCTTCTGTACGTTCCTCGGCAGTACCGACCATAACCTCTCTCATGAGTTGCTTTGCCTCTTCCTCGTCGGCAATGTCTACTTCGGCAATGATAGCGTCGTGAATGAGGTTTACGATCGGCAGCCCAGCTCTGTCCAGTCGAATCGCACTCAGCAGACAGATATCATTGGCCTCCGATTGTGGCATATGGGCAGCTGCCTCATTTCGCACGTCATGCCAGTTCTGGTCAGTGACTAGCCTGAACCTGCGCCTACGGCCGAATGACGTAACGAGGTCACCGCAGTTACAGGCAATGTCCATGATCTCATCTCGGTACCGGATGACATCCGGAATCTTGGCGTTGAATGATGCCTGTATCCGCTTTGCCTCCGCAATAGAGATACCGAATGCCGCCGCAATGGCTGATGCACCTCTATTATATGCCGTCCCGTATGCAATAGTCTTTACTAACTTACGTCCGTTTTCCCGCTGCTCGCCATCCCACGATTCATACCCGTTATACACCATCAGGCACATATCCCAGAATATGTCGCCTGGTGATGAGAAGATCTGTCTAAGCGTGCCGTCCTTGGCAAGCCAGCACATCACGCGCAATTCAGCCTGTTTGTAGTCTGACTGAATGAGCACCTTACCTGGCCTAGCTACGTACTGCCTCCTGAACTTGCTACCCTGTGGTGTGTTCTGAGAATTTGGGTTACGTGCCTTCAACCGTCCAGTAGTGCTCAGCATTCCATAATCAGGATGCGCTACGCCGTCAATCAGGGTATTACGCAAACCAACTACGTACGTGCTAAGCATCTTGCTATCGCCACGGAATTCGATCAGAGTCTCACAGAAATCTACAATGTCATCGCGGGTACCAGTTAGATTATATAACTTGACCAGTTCATCTAGCGTCGTGCGCCTAGTATTGTCAATGCTGATACCCAGAGTTTCCAATAGTGCTTTTACCTGGATTGGCGAGTTGGGATTGAATACCCCAATGCCGCTGCCGAAGTCGATGTTCTCCAGGTTGCTACGCAGCTCTATCTCTAGCTGTGCATTGTAATCGAGGTCAATTAGCATACCGCGTTGCTCAACATGTATCAACATGTTAGCTATGTCAACTAGGTGACTATTCAGCTCTGGCAATCCAGGCACTGCTGATATCCTCGGCTCGAAGTACGACCTTAGCCTGTCCGTTACTGCCACGTCGTAGGCATTGTATTTGTGTAGTACATCCGGATCTATCCAGGCATAGTTCAGCCCATTGAACCGATCACCCAACTTCTCACCGTTGGCCTTAGCTTCGCACTTTGCCCGTGCCCGACCTTCCTCCATGGATTTTTTCGACCACGGTTTCCAATCAGGTGCACCTAAGTATTCCATTCCCATATAGCCGAGGCCGTGAACACCTGAGACCTCACGTAGTGAATAGCTCTCCAACATTCGATCGCGCACGATCTTAATATCCAGCAACGAGTCGACACCCAGGAATACGTTGAGCACTCGGCAGATATCATACTTTAGATGCTGACCATCCAATCCATTCCGCATGAACAGCTTACCCATGACACGACGCACATTCTCAGTGAATACGTGCCTGGGAAATATCAGTACCTCATCATTATTGGCGTCCTTAATGCCGATGCAAAGTAAGTCCTTAATAGCGCCACCGAACGTATCGTCTTTGTCGTCACCCGATTCAGTGTCGCAGACAATTGCCTCTTTTGTCGTGTACCACAGTCTGTGTATCTCCTGTGCCGCTGCAATATCGGTCTCGATGATGCGGTATTTGACGTCCTTCCATAGGTCAAATTTCCAGTTGTGTACCTTTGCAATATCACTGACAATGAACTGGAACACGCTGTGATTTCGCAGTGCATAGGCCGGGTGAAAGGTGGGCACCACTGATATATTCGGCATATATGTACTAGGGCGTGGGCCACCTGCACGTGCCAGTGTGATGCCAACTTTTGTATCTATCAGCGACCTTAGTCCATGTGCTCCGAGTGTAACTGCTGTCTGCACTCCAGATTGCTCTAATTCGTACAAGAGTCTAGATCGACAGTGTTCAACGGCCGCCGGTGGCAGTTTCTCAAACTGGCCGGGACCCTTACCCTTTGAGTAGGAACATGCACTAGCGTTAGTAATCAATGCCTCTTGCCGGTCGATACCTAAATGATTTAATGTACCATCCAACACCTTGCCACTAATACCGATGAATGCACGGCCCTTCCTCACCTCATCCTTACCAGGTGCCTCCCCCACGAATGCTAACTGCTTGCCGCCACTACACGACTTAGTAGGGAACGTACTGGGTACGTATTTACCATGCTCGTACAGTGGGCATCCATCGCAATTGGCATACTGATGCTTAGGCACAACGGGCACAACAGGCAGGGCAATAACATCAGCTCCACCATCGATCACTACTGTGGTCATGGTTACTCCTCTATCGTCGCACGCGCTACTAGCCTATCGTAGGCTCCTAGCCTGGTAGCGTCGTCTGCTGCTATTTCCTCCAAGATAGCTACAATTCTCTTCTCGATACGTTCCCAGTCAAGAGATCCGATTTCGGGGCACGATTCGTGGCTAATGTGCCCGGCCGATATGTCGTACTCGACAGCTGCGATCAACTCTGCACGTGCCACCACGTCAATGTCCTTGTCCAACTGTTCTATATCCGTCACGGCATTTCCCTCAACCATCTGGTAATTCGGTCGATTGTATCCTCTGATGTGTGTCCGTCGTACTTGGGTGCTCTGTCCAGCTCCGCTATTGGCAGCTTATCCAGCAGCTCTCGCCAAGGGTCGATATGCAAATGGTACGTTATCTGCCCGGTTGGCAGGTCCATTCCCACGATGACAAATCCGTCGAACATCGATCCATCATAGTGCTTAGGTGCATACCACGATATCAAATGGTAGGCTTCCATCAGAGCAATGAACAGGATGGATCGGTGTTCATATAATTCATCGAATGTGTGGTAACCATCGCTTGTCTGCCCGGTGATTTTCTCAGCCACTAAAAATCCTCTGCATCATCACAGCATTGCTCACAGTGAATCTATTAACTGTCATTACCCAGTCCATCCCTCAGCTGCCATACGTGAATCGTGTACGGACTCACGGTAATCGATCATTAGTTGGGCTGAGACCTCACGATTATCGCCTGATCCGTGTATCGTATTCGTTGACTGTCTGCGTCGTAACATCGCTAGGTTCTTCTCTGCTACATTGGCTAGTGATCCACCTAATTCACGGCATAGGCTAGCTAGATACCATTGAGTATCCCCGATCTCTTTGAATATTGCATCCCTCAATTCTGAGGTGTCCTCGTCCCTCATCATTTTCTTTACTTTGTTAGCAATCTCACCAGCCTCACCAGCAGCAGCTAATGCACAGTAGACAATGGCAGATATACTACCGCTACCAGCATCCGGATAAGCCGCTGTGTCTATAGTATGATCCTGATATTTGTCGAATTCCATTAGTTTGTCCTCTCACGTTCCGAACAGGAATAACATTCCAATACAGATGAACCACAGGCACCTTATTTGTATCATCCACGCAGGTAATATGTTTTCTAATTTATCAGATACTACCTCTAACATTATAGGTGCACCCTCCCATCGTATCGATCATTCGAATTATGGACCTTAACACCGAACCACAATATAACCGTCGTAATTACGTATACCAGATTAGGAATTGATCCCAATTCTTGTAATTATCGACGTGTAGCAGACAGTGAAATGCGTGCTCACGTGGGCCTACTGTGACTATTTTCTTATTCAATGCTAATGCAATGCCGTACTCGGTGTGCCTACCGCCGCGCGATACCTCACCAGTAGTAAACAGTACGAACATGTCACATTTCACTAAGTCGGTAATGTCCCGAGATGCTGCCAGACCTGCATCTCCTACGTTAAGCACTGCCCCGCCGATTCCGAACCCTGCCACGTTATCGTTATCAACGTCGTGCCATGTCGACGTGATATCACAACCATTGCTCCGCAGGGTGGCCGCATAGCCGCTGATTTCCGGTTTCCTGGAGTAGTCGGCCCCTAGGTACATTCTCATCTCTGTCTTCCTACATCCTTGTCTGCATTGCCTCGACTGCCTGCCATATTTCACTGTATTTATTCTCTAGTTTCTCCAGACGCATACCGACCATCAGCAATCCAATGATAATGAGCACTGTCATCACCAGCATTGCAACGATCCCACCAATGATGAGAGTGGTAGCACCAATACTCATGGCCAGTCCTCCATATTAGCGGCTAGGTATATCTTTGCCCGGTTAACCGTGACTTCGACAATTAGTCCACGGTCCCGTAGCGTACTGATTATCTCTTTCATTTCACTGCTGCGCAGCCCGAACCTCTGCATTAACTTACTGTGAACAACACCTGCATCCCCGGCATTCTTGACTGCTGTGGCGATTTTCAGGATGCGGGCCTCCTCCTTACTCGGTTTCATATCTATACCGCGTATCACCTCATGTAATGACTCCATCCATACGTCACTGTATGAAATAGCACGTATCAGGTCCCCAGTGTCGACGACTAAATCATGGTCCTCGCGGTATGCACGGTCCGCTGCTAACAGTACACCGACCTTTAGTATATTCTTTATCATCCGATCGTACAGTGCACAGAATGTGTCCGGGTTCTCGGAATTCAATCCCAGTGTTTTTGCATCTGAGTCTAATTTTCTGATTCTATTCCATGCCTCATCAGTAGCCTTAGCATCGATGATGTTACCCGGCCCACCGGCATTGCCCAGTGCCCTCGCCAGTCGACGCCGTGGCATGTACTTGTCAGCTAATCCAAACAGGTAATCTACTAGTAGACCCCTCATGTCCTCGGTACCGACTACTGGTGGCCCAATTTCCCTAACGTCCTCTGGCCTAGTCCAACCGCATACGACTAGAAACCTTAGCAACCAACCAGAATCCACAAAATCGCTAGTCATTAGTTCGATTACCTGGTTCTTTATTCCGCCACACATGACCATAAAATACGGGTCCTCGACTTCAATGACCCGTCTACTCAGCGTGCGCCGTTCACTACATCCATCGTAAAGTCGAGTCATCGTCTCCAAGAAGCCACTCATGTACTTTTTGTCTCCGACCTCTGCCAGTAGACCACGCAACTCATCCCGATGGAACAGGCTAGTTCGGCCGTCCCTGTCAGCGAGACCCGATAAGATGCCCTCCCTGTTCCCATCGGTCGACAGTACAACGTCTTTGATAACTGACTTTGCTAGGCCTACCGACATTTCCATCGACGTAGTTTTCCGTGTCAGTGTGGTCTGTCCCAGGATCATAAACCACAGATTACACTTCAATGCACTGTGTGCCATCGGGAACCTGATGTACGGACTGAGAATTGCACTCAACACCATCAGTGCGCCTGCAATATGGTATTGCCGTGGGCTGTCAGTACACTGAACAGCCCAATTCACGTACTGATCGACGAACGTACCCCCGTCAGCCCCAACGTCCCTATACTCATCCTCAGTGAGTAGAGACGGGGTTTTGGAAGCCGCTACGGCCTCTACAGCGTCCTTATACAAGGTGCTCAGGGTGGTATAGCCATCACCCCCAGGCAACCTACCTGCTTGCTTCTGAGCGGCCTGCAATACCAGGAACGTCTCAGTCGAGTCGGCGCCTAGCCGCGCGCAGAACTTTGCCAGCGAATAATGGTCACCATTGCGGAATAGGTAGTCAAAGCTAGTACCAGTGAGCCCTAACTGCCGCATGACTCGGTGGTAACTGGGCATCCCACTGATACTGCGCTCAGATACTATCCACGGCTCTCCATTGCTATATTTACAGTTCCGTACCCCAGGCAGCCTCTTTAACTTGTGGTCCCCCTCGACGGTCCCGTTAACACATTCAGGCTTTAACCCGCCAGTGGTACGGTGCCAATATGCCTGGAACCGTCCGGGAGATGACTCGACAACCATATCTGGCAACGGCCAGCATAGTACAGGCTGTACCATGCCAAGGTCAGCAACGATTACCGGTTCGCACACGATTTTGCTGTCTGTATCCGGTTCCTCCAGCAGGACCGGGTAGAAATAGACATTGATATCGTTCGATTTCGCCCAACTCTCTACCGACTCGTTCAGTTCGGTAGTCTCACTGGGATACTCAAAGAAATGTTCGGTCGGGCGGCCACCTTTATATGTCACCAGGCACAGATATCCAGCACCACCACTAAATATCTTAGATAGGAATTCCATTTGCGGAATACCCCATTCCGTGTCCCACTACTGCCACTGACCGATTTCATTGCAAACTGCGACATTGCCTATCTGAGATACAACCGCTGGGGGCAATCTAGCGGAATTGCCCCCAGCGGCCTATTGCACGGCGATATAGATAAACATATCGTACAGTATTACGATCCCACAGAATCGTCCCACCAATCGCCGTTACTGCTCATGATGCAGTATCACTCAACCATGTCATCCGGAGTGAAGACGCATGTCTCATACTTACGGATGTTGTTACCGGCATCGGTGCCCTTCGTGGCGTTAGCCTTCCGGTACACCACGTGGCCAGTAACCTCCTTCCCGACGAGGTTTTCCTGACCCCACTCGCTGTCGGGGTCCCAATCTCCGGAATCATAGACCTTGACTGCAATTCCAGCTGCAGCCGCCAGACCCTTCAGTCGCCCGAGGTTCTGGGAAGCCATGACGCCAGCGATGATGAGCTGATCGAAAACCCACTCGCCATCATGCTCACCGCCAACTACCTGGAAACCGACCTTGTAAATCAGGCTGCCCTCTGGCGTCTTGCCACTACCATCTGCTTCGGTCTCCTCCCACCGTTCGATACGGAGCCGGTATTTGTTGGTGGGAAGCGGGTCGGCTCCCTGACCCGGCTTGACATCAGCAAACCTCAGTCCGAGGTCGCTTGCTGCCTCTGTGAGTCGTGACATTTTACTTTGTTCCTCTCGAATCGTTGTATTACTCGATGGCCTACTCGATTCGGCCTCTCAACCGCAATTGCCCACTACGCGGTTAAGTTCACTGAGTTTCCTGCTGCACGTCGGCAGGTGCCGTGTCCTGCTGAGCACTATCGTCAACCGGTTCTGCCATTGCCGGTGCATCCACCCAAACGAAACCACCATGAATAGGGCCGTTCGGTGTCAACCGCCGATGCAGAATGTATCGTGGCTCAGCCATTGTACTGATACTTTCTGTAGTGTTATACCCAATAGGTAGCGATAAAACTTGCCACATACCATACACTTGGTAACCACGTTCCTTATTTGCCAATTAGCGTCGCGTCCAGACCCCATTCCTTTGCTACCAGCTGCATTGCTGGTGGCTGTGCCCCCAATTTCCTGGTATCCCACTTGGGATGCCATAGTTCCATAGTGGGTGGCAGTCGATTTCCTCTATCGCGTGCCATTACCGTCGTGCCGGATCTGGCCTGCAATTTGACGACGTTGTCGTTACCGTACACGCTCAGGTACAGTATGCTCTCGAACCCGCCAGTAATGGCATTTCGCGTCTTGTCAGGAAAATCTGGTACCCACATTGGCGGAACCGATTCGCCTATCCTCTTTGGCATAGGAGCAATATTTCTTGCCCACGCAGTGAAGAATATATGGCACGGCAACTGCTTGAATGCCTCGGTTAGTATCCGCATCTGTTGAGTGCTGGCAGTGAACCCACCATTTGTTAGAGTAGCTGTCTCGAAATCCACAAAGTTGTAATTGCGGCCACCTTTATTATCATAATATAAGTGCTCAACTCCAATCGCCTGGGCTGTCGGAACACCATCGACGACAATGCAGTTGTAGCCTCCACCTTTTGCATCATGCAATCGTTCGAATGCCTGGTATAGCTTTTTGAATGTCCTTACCTGGTGAACACGGATACTCGGGTCCACTACCTTTAAGGATTTCGATCCCCCATCCACGTCTATGAATAGCATCGGGTGAAATGCGGCTACTAGGTTGCCACTGCCCAATATAGGGGTCTTTCCTACACCTGGCGGACCGTACCACAGAGCCCGTTCTGGGGTCTGTATATCGCTAGCCGCTACGGTATTGAGTCCCAACGTGTCGCCACTGGTGAGCACACCCGAGTCAGTCATTGAGACCACGGTCCTTTAGGTATTGTCCCAGGTATTCGTAAACCCTGCACGCTATCTCGTCACTCATTACCTCGCAGCAATCGCAGCCATCTATGACGACTGACGTTCTCTGGTCATTTGTGGTGAGCAGAGAATATCCGACTAGTTGAATGCTGAAGGCATAGTTGCCATCCCCGAACGGAATGCTTACGTTACCGCGGTAAGATTCAGTGTCTATCCCCCCACTGATATCTTGATAATTGTCAGTAGCTGACCTGTCGCCATACATAACGGCTTGTCTATCGCCATCATCGGGAATGTCGGCCGCCGATATGGTATCAAGGTCTAGTGACTCGTCATCGGTCATTGCGTGTTACCTCATTGTCCGTTGTCCACGGTATCGTACCGATTTGCAATTCCAGCGGTAATAGATATACCCTGCCGTCATGCTCCCACCCGTAGTCAGTCCAGCTCTTTCCTCCCCAGATTTCTATCCTGTACAGACCGGGCCTGTCGTAATAGCCACTGTCGCCATCAGCCCATACCTCATCAGCCACTAGGCTATCAATTCCACATTCGTAATAGGTGTGTGGAATACCCGCCAAGATGAAATCGGTGGTCGATTGACACACAGGCGGGTGCTTGACCTCGTGTTCAATTTCCAATGTGTCGCTATCAATTGTGATGACTAGCTGATGGGCAAACCTCTCGTCCCACTGGTAATAGCACTCACTGAACATACCGTACACGGTACATTGACCGTTCCTGTCCAGAGTTTTGCCGTGCATTGGGCACTCGTGTACGCTATTGTCAACCGGCACCGCCTTAACCATGCTACTCAACCACCACACCGATTGTTAAATGCCCATACTGCGATTATGGCATAATACTCTGTACACGCCTTACAAGCTTCTGTGCCATGGCTCAATGGCTCACCACAACCATGGCACTGGTGACTGTCGTAGTTGCACCGGTCACAGCAATGGTAACAACCATCGGTGGTTAAATGTCCACACTGCGTAACCCCGACATTAATGGTACCAACTGGAATCTCTTTGGTCATGGCCTCTGCTCCACAACTGGGATCTGTTCGTATAGACCATTGAGTGTGATTTCGTACTCCATTCCGTGCATCTGCATCTCGCACGGCGCACGGTAGGTACAGCGTGGGCAGGCAATAGGACCGGGTGCAGGATACGGCAGGATATCGGGAGAGACCATCGCTTTTATCTCGCGTGCCGTATTAATACCTACCTGCTCTAGTTCAGCCTCGTCCTTAGGCACTCGGTGGCGCTTGTGAAACACTGGCGCCTCTGGTCCGTTTAGGTACTCTAGGAACCCGTCGTACGCACCTTTTGCGTAACCTTCCGGGTCGTATTCCATGACGTGAGCCTTGTAAATTGCTAGTTCGGTTTCCATGTTCTTGTCTTGACTGAATATTCCACCATTGCGTGGACGTCTCATTCTAGTGGGGACTTTGGGATACCCCTTGCGGATTTCTGCGAGTATGAACCCGGTTACGTTGATATTCATAATGTACCGTAGTGCGAAGCAGTAGAACGACAGCTGATCGTGCATCCACACTAGATCCGCACGATAAAAACGTGATGTGTTTTTCTCGTTTCCGTCGACTGCCTTGTCACCCCCCACAGTTTTCCAATCTACAATCTCATACCCACCAGTTTCCAGGTTCTGGAAAATGGCGTCGACCTGACCGCCGTGGACAACGGGAGCACCGTTGATGTGACTCTGCCCGCACACGGGTGAATTGTAACAGCGAACCGGATTGCCGAATTCGTCAATGATGTAAATACGAAACCTCTGCTCGACCTTCACCGGGCGGATCTTCCGATCCTCGATCGGGTGCACGTGCCGCATGTAATAAGTCAGCATATGCTGACCCAACTCGACTCGCGCTGCATAGTCGTCGCGGCCATCCCACGTGGTGCGTAATTGACTAGTAGCCAACAGGTAACGGTCCCGTCTGGCCTCGCAGCTCGCAGTGAACGCATCGATCGCGTTTTTTAGTTTTTGCTCTCCAGTTGTTTCATCCCACGTTTTCGGGTCATAGATGGCCTGGAACCCGATGTGTATATCAGTGCCGAACTCCAATGCCTGTGGCCCAATAGTGGGTACCCAACCCTGACGATAGCGCAAGTCCCAGTTACGCAAGCACCTTCGGTGCGCCAACCTGCTCGATGAACGCTCGACGTGAATACAATTCACGTCATCGTTACCGGTCAACGGCGGCAACGCTGTGATAGCCGACAGTAGCCTCTGCTTGTAGGGTGTCATCTTATCCCACCACACTCGGCTATCACATCGCACAATGCAGAGTGCATGTGCCGTAATATCCGCCCGCGCTGTGGTTCGTCTAGCTGGTCGGCCCAAATGAATGGGCAACAGTGCGATTCATTAGTCATACAATCTGGACAGCCTAATCGTGCACCATGTACATAGGTTGGTGGCGCCGACTGGCGGCCTGGGTAGGGTGTCACGTCACTCTCCGAATACTGCATCCCAATCAATCGTAGCTGCACAGGTGTTCACTTCCTGACACCACTCCCAGCTAGTCATGAGGCGAGAGCCGTCAGCCACCCGGCATGCAGAATTTCTAGTGCAAAACTGGCAAGGATTAGGTGGGCAGTACGCAGAGTGGTAGCCGCCCGCTAACCTATCGATAGGACAGCCATTTTGATCCAGTTCCATGTTGCTGCTCCAGTCGCCGACTAGGGTGTCACGTCACACACCCTATCACTCGGTGCGACTAGTTGCAACTTCCGCTGTCTGCCCAGGGTGAACGTCGGTTGCCGCCCGGGCCAACGAAGATCGTTTTCTAGCCTTGCGCTCTACCTGACCCTGTCCTCCCCATAATCCCCACGGATCACGGTATTTCAGTGCATACTCTAGGCATTCCGTGACGACAGGGCATCTACTACAGAATTGCTTGGCAATCTTCCTGTCACCTTGGCTATTCGAGTACCAGATATCAGGGTCGCTGTGTCCACGGCAGGCCGCACTGTTCTGCCACTCAGTGTCCTCCGCAGTCGTGGTTAACACGATTGCACCGACCGGTACCATGAAGAGAATTCTCTGACCAGCCATCAGATAGCCTCTCTGTTGCCTAGCAATGCTGACTTCCATTGCTGCTTAGTCCTGGCGGTATCCAGCCGCACCATATCTCTCGTGCCTCGTGTACGCCAATCAATGACCGTAACTGGTTCCCGCTTGCCTACTTCCTTTGCACGGCCAATTGCCTGACCTCTGACCCTGGGATTCCACGGACAGTCAAGGAAACCTATTGTCCGTGCTCTGCTCAGTTCAATGCTCTCGCTCATTATTCCCGTGGTGCCAATGATTAAGTCTACTGCACCATCCTGAAATGCAGCCTCGGCCTCTGGTATCTGGCTACGATCCCGGACGCTTGCATACCGGATACCTGCATCGTTCAGTCGTTTATATACTAGATCCAGCATCCCGGGGAACTGCGAGTATAGGATCATCGGACCGACGTCCCAAGTTTGCAATATGTGCATAAGGTCATCGAGTTTGGGTGACGGCTCGGTCTGGATTACCCGAGTCGTCTCAACCTGTTTCCGGACCTTGATTTTGTTTCCATCACCATCGAATTCGTTGACGGTTCTCCATACCAGTCGAGTCTCTGAACGGCCCATTGCCTGTGCTAATTGCTGGAGTCGCATATCTTTGGTCATTGGCCATTCAGCCATCACTATGTTGTCGCCCAGCTCCATCAGTTGCATATGCACCATCTGGTCATAGGCTGCTTGCTGCTCAATGGTCATGTCGACTAAGCGCTCGATGAATATATCGTCAGGCTGGCCTGGATCAATATCGCTCAGTGTCATGGTAACAAAGAATGGTGCGATCTCTGTCCTGAATTCATCGACGTTGATGGGTTCGCCATAGTCGTAATACCGCTTGCCAGTCTTCCGGTTGGTCTCCTCATAGACCTCGACATACTTACGTGCCCACCGGTGAAACGAGGTGTATTGTCTCGGTCGTATCCATTGGAGCAGCGACCATATATCAGTAGGCTTATTATCGTCAGGGTCGGCCGTCAGACCGATTTTGTACTGGCACGGTATCCGTTTGAGTGCCTTGCTGCGCTGTGACCGCCAATTCTTAGCAGCGTGCAATTCATCGGCAATGATGGTGAACCAGCGAACCGACCGCAGCAATTCCAACTCATGGATTAATGCTGACCAATGGATCTGATAGAAAACTCCATGCTTGGGGTTCTTGACTGCCCTGCGCCACGCATCGCGTTTTGCTGCGTATCCTCGTTCCTTTGACACACCGTGCTCGATAATGGAGCCCAATGGATATCCGAGTTTACGCAAATCTCGATGAAACTGTGTATCTACGTCGGCTACGATCAATATCGGCCCGGACCCGACAGTTTCCATACGTCGCATGGTCAGTGCAAGGGCAGTGATACTCTTACCGCCACGCTTGCCATACCCCACTAGACACCCAGGCTCATCCATGAACCTGCTAATGTCTCTCTCCTGATACGGACGAAGTTCTATCCCGCCGATTGTATCCATTCACCCACCACAGCCAATGGACTAATTGAAATTGCGATTGTCTGTCAATCGTGTACTACGACTGTCAGCCACTCTCCCCGCTCGTTATCCTCAGTCTCGACATGGCCAGTATACTGGACACCAGCAATCCATACCGGTACCTCATCGCCATCGCGTAGTACTGCACGGATATTAGACTTATCTAGATATGCCGACTCAAACACCTGGTACCACCGCGGGCACGGTGACGATGCAATTCTCCAAGTGCGGGACAGGTGTGAGTCGCAACTCTACGTACAGTATCCTACGGCCTGGTGTCAGTTCAATGCCATGATTGACAGCACTCGCCAGAACTGCCCGCTGCATATCATCGCTGCATGGGGTGAAATCCATATCCTCGGCGGCTGGCGTGCCTAGGTCGATAACCTTGCTGAGTAATCTCATTTCCTAGCCTTCCTTTAACCGTCTACTCGTGCGGAACCGACATACATCATACGGCTGTGTGTCTGCTGTGTGTATCGTAACCTTCCCAGCTCCGGACCCAATAGGCACCACACTACGATGAACAGCAGTAGTAACCATCCAAATTTGCTGATCAGAAAGCCGACTACTGGCCCGAATTCCTGTACTGCATAGATAACCAACAGGAGTGCCCCCGCCAGTGCTGCCAACTTCAATACGGATTGCCCGGCTGTTCTCATTTCATCCACCCCCTTTCTTTGAATCTCCGTCTGGTCCTAAACGCATCGTGTAGGAAGTAAAGCGAGATGCCGAGTGCTATAATACTGATAATGAGAGAAGCCATAATAGTGCCTCCGATTCCTCGTAGCGGTGCTCTGCCTGTAAGTACAGAGTCCCGTCCGGGCATTCTAGCCAGCCATGAACTACCAATACTAATGGGTTGTAGCTAGCTATGTCCGTCGAAATCCATATTAGTGACGTGCCTTCACCTTCCATCTGTACCCCGTAACCTACTGCGTGCCGATTTTTCCCCTATAGTGGTACCCCCAATTAATTTGTCGACGCATAGTTTGCATGTCAGATTGTCGTCTACCCATGCGACAGGATCACGTTCGTACAGTGTACCCTTACAAGCATGGCAGATGCCCGGCCCAGAACTGGGTAGCTCAAAGAATGGTCCGATACGTGGCATAGTTACTAATTCACGATGCGAGGGGGACTGTGTGCGCATTGGCCTCACCACCATCATCAGCCTCTGTACCGTTATCACTATTGTCTGCCGTGAATTCTACCAGTTTTGGCAATCCGTGTTCAGTAACTGTGTAATAGCGCCGACGTGGTCCCAAATCCTCGCTGTGCTCCCAATAAGTGACCAGCCAATGTACCTGCACCATTCGGTTTAGGATTCTATTGACGGAACCACGAGTCAATCCCACGGCTTTGGCTAATTCATAGCTCCACCGCGCGGAATTTGGTTGCGTTAACAACTCTCGCGCAACGGCCCTCGCCTGCCGGGTACGGTTCATGCCGGAACAATACCACGCCGAGTGCACCTAGATCCATGGCAATATGCCAACCGTCCAACATGCCGAGACCGGCCCGTCATATCTGGGCCGGTCTCGGTGCCGACCACCCGAGTGGGGGGAGTTAACGAGCGGTCGGCGTGGTCCTGAGCGTACGGCAGCTAGGTACAGAGTGCAACCACACCGAGTACTGCCGCTACGGTGGCTCCTGAGACAAGATCCCATACTGTCCGGTGTCATCACCCCAGGGCGTTCAAAGGATCTTGTTAGCGTGGCTCTCAGACAAGATCCTTTTAGTCCGTGATCTTGCTAACTCGGTGTCGGCCGGACTCCGATTAGATCCACTTAGACCAGCCTGAAAGAGATCAAATCTAAAAGATCCATGATCTTGTACTCCCCATCGTCGCAGGTCAGAGAGATAGAGAGAATATATAGAGAGAATATATATGAGAATATATGAGATTATGAGACGTTTTCGGTGTGTGCAGTGCGTGGGGGACGTGTGTGCACGGTTTCGCTTGGAGCATCTAACCTCATATTTTCATAATTTCGCCGTTTGCCCTGGTCAGATGGTGTGGTAGGTTATGATGATCTCTACATGCCAGTGCTGTGCGATAGAGCGTTTTCCCAGGTCAATGATCCACATCTCGGCTGGCAAGATCAACTAAAGATCAAATAGCCTCTGAGTTGCGTGCAACTGTGTGGAGTTGACCTGTTGTGTAGAACCCTGATACTGTCAGGCGTGCTGTGCTATGGGGGTGCAGTGCTATGCACACCGACAGGCTTGTTCATGTAGTTGCAGGCACTTGGAAGTGGTGAGGAATGTGGACTCAACAGAGCTAACGGCGGCAGATTACCTGCGAAAACGGGAGGAGGCCGGGCTAAGTCAAATAGAGATCGGCAAGCGTACAGGGTTCAGCCGACAGCACGTCGCGCGGGTAGAGACTGGTCAGAGTGGAGCGTCCAGATTATATCTGGAGTGTTTTATAGCCGCCGTGGGGGATGGCACGCTACAGACACCCGTACGTGACATGCCCAAACCACAGGCAGCAAAGGTAATGGCCGATTCGGTCAAGCAATTGACTACCGTATTGGATGCTATCGAACGTCATAGGCTCGTACTGGGAAAGGCAAAGCAGACACTAAGCAAAGCTATCGAGTGCGGCCGTATTCTATCTAAAGAGGACACGGCATCTGGCCTGCCAGCGTTCGACCCACAGAATCCTGACGATGAAACCATTGAAGGAATTACCGATTTTATGGTAACTGTCATGGTTGGACTCATCGAGGAATATGGACTACAGCAGTTGGGTGAGGATACGTTGTACTATCTAGTCAAGGTGGTTGTCGAGGACTCGATCAGAAATGTCTATTCCAACGAACGTCAACGGGCAAAACGGCGATCAAAAGTAGCACCTGGTGATAGACAATGAGGGTTACCATCGTAAAGGTGGGCGAGGAAGCTAAAGTAAGATTTCCATTCAGCCGCCAGATAATAGAGGCAGTCCGTGAGATGCCTGGACGTCTATGGAATCCGGACGAGAAGTACTGGTCGATTTTTGTCGTTGACATTCCAGACTTCAAACGCCGAATAGAATCCATGGGACATACCGTATTGATTGTAGAGGATAGGCAATCCTACCGCGGACCAGCGAATAGTGGTACTAATCAGGGATGGGCCGATTCTCTATTCACAGCAGTTGGGCCAGATAGAGTCAAGAGTGTATACAGGGCACTATGCAAGGTACTGCACCCAGATGCAGACGGCGGCAGCGAAGACCTAATGAAGGAGTTAGGTAACGCTTACGGTAGGCACAGGAGTCAGTGATTAGACTTGCTATATATTTCAATGATGAACCATACCCAGTGCCCGGCTAGCTTCTGCGGTTAGCTGGCAGGGCACTGGGCGGCCCCATGTCTCAGCAGTGGGACGCGGCAGGCAGTCGCCACATGCGAGCCACGGGTGCGATCAGATTACCACGTGCAATCGGTACGTAAAACTGGTGGGCACCGGAGCAGGACCGCTACCGTGCTCCGGTGCCCGTGGTTGCAGTGGGTACTACCGACTATAGGCGCCCGAATGGATGTGTGCAACTCGATCGGGCTAGTGTAATACGTGGCCAAAACCACAATACGTAGAGGTATTTATCGGTTGCCGCGACCCGGACCGGGGTTGGGTGTGATTCTCACAGTAGGTGTGATTCTTACTAGATGGAGACGCAACTAATAGTCCACCCTTCACAACTAAATACCCCTCCAACGATAGAAAATCGGACCCTATGCGTGTGGACAGGTGGGAAGGTGCCGCGTGCCATATGGTTGCTTGCACTTTGTGCATTTCCTACGCTTACCCACAGTTTTCTCCTGTATACATAGCAATGGAGCCGAGCGACTGGCTGTCAACTCGGCTCCATTGCATAGGTGCTGACCCGTTGTCAGCTCTTGGCGGCCCCGGCGGCTGCGGGCACCGACTTCGGCCCACTGGCCGGTGCCTGTGTACCGGCCTTGGTGGCAGTCTCCGGACGCCCGTTGCCGTTGGTGTCGCTCTTAGTACTACCAGCCTTCCGACCTCGCTTAGCCTCGACCCGGACCGTCAGGATCGGGACTACGCGGTAGTCCTTGCCGACCACGGTCTCCAGCGCCGCGCCGAATTCGTGGGCGGCGTCCTCGGTGGCCAGGCCATCCTTAGTCGTGTAGATGTTGCCACCAGTAGAAGCCTGGACGCCGTACTCGCTGGGCTTCATCGGGACGAACAGCTCACCGTCGATCATTGTAACTCCCCTGCGTAGGTTTCAGTGTTCCTGCCGCTCTGGCCTCTGTTTGGCCTTGCATGCTCCAGCTTATCAGTAGTTACGCGGTGAGTCCAGGGAAATCCCTAGATTAGTGGCAATTTCTCTGGTGACCTTGGCGATCTCGCTCACCGCTGCGGCTGTGTCGATCCGTTCAACCAGTTCAGTGTTCCGGTCCGCTCTGGCAACCAATAATCCAACACTGAGTAAGTAATTTGCGGCAGCGTTGAGGCTCAGACGGGGGTGTGCGTGGGCAGCCCATATTTTTACAGAGTCCAGTAATGCCGGGTCATCGAACCGGACCGTCAAGCTAGTACGTGGGTGGTTCGGTGTGGTCATAGATCAAACTTACTGGGCGTAGTTATAAATTGCAACTACTAACAGCGAATCGTAAGGTGAAGACGCCGGGTAAAGCTGGCGGGCTTTCTCGACTGTATCTGTATGAGGTCACAAGGGAACCGCTTGTGACTGATAGTCCTGCAGGCGAGACGTACAGCAACAGCCAGATCACAAGCGGCTCGCCTTCCATTATCTATGGTCTGTGTCTAGTAGTCAGCACACATCCACCGTATTATCTCCATAACGGGCGAGACACCTGTTTCCTATCGCTGTCTATCAGCAGTGATGTTGGCGAGGGTGGTGTTCGATTATGCCTCGTGGACCTGTGCTGAAAGGTCCCGTCAAGGTACGGCTAATACATGACCTAGCTCTGAATGCCTGGACACAGAGAGACTTAGCGAGCCGTTATGGAGTATCCCAGCCTAGCGTTTACGATTTCTCGGTACGCTATGCGTATGAGATCGCATCAGCTAGGGATGCGATCGAAGATGAAGTCGCGGGCCTGTGGATTGCCCAGAAGGTTAATCGATTGGCCGAATTGGAGAACGATGTTGAGGTAATCAACGATCTACTGGACGAAGTACCAGTTATTGGTATGCCAAGGCTATACTTAGCAAAGCATCGGGCACTTCGTAACGCTGCCGAGGAATTGGGGCAGCTGGCTCCTAGGGATATCAATGCTCGGGTGACTGTACGTTATGAGATTGCAGGTGTCGATATGGGAGCACTCGAATGACCCGGGAAATCGCTATCTCTGCGATAATTGAAGGCACCGGTAGGAATGCTGCTGCGGCTGAGGACTTCCTAAAACTCATTTTGTCTCCCTGCCAGTGTTGCCCGCGTACTGTCGAATCATTGAGTAGGGCAGAGATTGACTATGCCATAAGTGTTCTTAATGGTAGGTTTCTATGACAGTCACTGTGATGTGTACTAATTCGGAATGTTCAGAGTTTGAAGTCGAGAAGGAAATCGACCTTCCCGAACCGGCGACTAATGTCGTGGCTGTAGCCAAGCACATCTGTAAGGTGTGCACTTATACGGTGTTCGAGCGGTGAACCATGGCCAACTGCGAGCACATGATTAGTGGTACATGCACTGTGCCGTTAGATGAGAATCCATGTGCAAGCTGCCCGAGTCGGTATGCACTAAGCAGCAATACCACACTGCCGTACATGATTCTCTGTGATGGATGTGGTATGCCGATACCGATTGTTGGCCATATCGGGGTGATTAGCAACCAATGACCACAAAGGTATTGCATGAGTACCGACCTAGAGGCAGTGCCGTTGCTCTATTCAATTGCCGTAGTAGTGAGATATTGGTCAGTGGCCCAGCAGGTACTGGGAAGAGTCGCGCGTGCTTGGAAAAAATGCACATCCTATGCCTCAAACACCCTGGCATTACGTGTCTCATAGTTCGCAAGACACTAGCATCACTCGGGTCGACTGCATTAAAGACATACAGAGAGATTGTTGCTGCAGAGGCCATTGAAGCTGGAATCGTTGAATTCTATGGTGGCAGTGCTGAGAAGCCTCCGCAATACCGATATTACAATGGGCCAGGCGGCGCAGTTGGGTCTAGCATTGTCATCGGCGGGATGGATAAGCCAAGTAAGGTTATGTCATCTGAATACGATGTGATTTATGTGCAAGAGGCTGTCGAGTTGACAGAGACCGACTGGCAGGCTTTGACTACTCGATTGCGTAATTGGAAGCTGTCATTCCAGCAGCTGATAGCCGATACTAACCCCGACAAACCCACCCATTGGCTAAAGACTAGGTGCAGTGAAGGCACCACTGTAATGCTAGAAAGTCGCCATGAGGAAAACCCAGAAATATTCGATGACAACGGGAAGGTTACCGAACATGGACGAGAATACATAACGAAACTCGATGCCTTGACTGGTGTACGTAAGCTGCGTCTGCGTAAGGGTTTATGGGTTGCCGCAGAGGGAGTCATTTATGACGAGTGGGACCCCAGTATTCACCTGATTGATAGATTCCAAGTTCCGGACAGTTGGCCACGGTGGTGGGCTGTCGACTTCGGGTACACCCATCCATTTGTCCTACAAAGGTGGGCAGAGGATGGCGATGGCCGGTTGTTCATGTATGCCGAGCAATACCACACCCATATGCTGGTAGAGGACCACGCCAGGTCCGTACTTGATTTGGTGTGTCCAGGTGCCGCTGCAAATAGTGCAGCGGGAACACATGGGACGTGGCGTGAACCCAAACCCAGAGCAATCATCTGTGACCATGATGCTGAAGACCGTGCCACATTAGAGCGTCATCTGGGAATGTCGACAGTAGCGGCTAACAAAGCAGTGAACATTGGTATCCAGTCCGTACAGAGTCGCTTGCGGTTGGCTGGAGACAACCGCGCCCGTTTGTTTCGTAATGCGCGACAGTGCACAGCGGATCGACCAGGATTTACGGGATCGAAGTTTACCCATATGTACCGCCGACGAATTCGGCGGGTATGTATGGGCAGACACACTGAAAGAACAACCCGTAAAGGAACTAGACGACGGTATGGATGCACTGCGTTACATGGTAGCGCAGAGAGATTTGGGATCACGTCCGGGCATTCGGTGGATCAGCTATTAGGTGGTGCTATCTATGCCTCCTGCAATGCTTAGGGAGCAATACCCGCCAGAATTGGTACGTACCAATCCAAGGGTGGGGTTAATCGCTAGACCGGTGGCTAGCCTGCTATTGGCCGTCGATCAGTGGGACTTCCTGTTGCTATTGGGTGTCGTCCTGCTGGTCGCGGGTACGTGGCTGACTTGGGGCATAGGTGTTGCGTTCATCGTAGGCGGTGCATTGCTGGCTCTGGGTGGACTGTGGGGAGCACGGAGTGTCGTGGGGGTAACTGAGTAATGGCCTTAGCTGCGAAACTCACTAGGCGGCCACGTAACGAGGTTCCCATCCCGTACGTCGGGCGTAAGGGCACTGGGCTGTCCGGACTGAGTTTGGCCTTTGCCAATAAGGCAGACCGCAGCGAACAGCTGGGAACAATGGGCGCAGTGCCCACACTGTTTGCCGTAGTACATAAACTGTCGACTGGAACGGCCGCAGCTGAATGGAGCCTGGTAAAAGAGGGAAAGAGCGGTAAGGAAGAGGACGAGACCCCGGTAACATCGCACGCCTCACTAGATCTGTTGCACAAGCCTAACCCGTGGATGCCTTACCAGGAGTTCATCGAGACGACACAGCAGCATATCGACCTGACCGGTGAGGGTTGGTGGGTACTCGTCAAGAGTGCAATGATTCCCATGGCTGGTCCGCTGGAAATGTGGCCGGTACGACCTGACCGGATGGAACCGGTACCGAGTGCATCTAAATTCCTACTCGGCTACGTGTATACTTCTCCGGACGGGGAAAAAGTACCATTGCGAGTCGATGAAGTTATCCAGATCCGGATGCCTAATCCTCTTGACGTTTATCGTGGATTGGGACCTGTCCAGGCACTCATGGTCGACCTCGACAGTAGCAGATACACGGCAGAATGGAATCGCAATTTCTTTAGGAACAGTGCAGAGCCTGGCGGAATTATCAAGGCACCAAGTAGGCTGAGCGAAAACGAGTTTGACGAGTTGCAATCACGCTGGGCAGAGCAGCACAAGGGTGTAGCTAACGCTCATCGAGTTGCCATTTTAGAAGGGATGGAATGGGTCGACCGTAAGTTCACGATGCGAGATATGCAGTTTGCCGACCTGCGTAAGTTGTCGCGCGATCAGATCCTAGAGGGATTTGGTTTCCCGAAGGTGATGTTGGGTGCAACAGATGGCGTGAACCTGGCCAATGCTATGGCTGGCGAATACATGTTCAGTAAGTGGTTGATATCGACTCGGCTGGACCGTATCAAAGGTGCAATCAATAACGATCTGTTACCAATGTTCGGCCCTACGGCTATAGGCATCAAATGGGAATATGAATCACCAGTACCAGAGGACGAGGCTGCCGAGAACGCAGAGCTGACAGCTAAGGTCAACGCATTCGTAGCACTAGTCAATGCAGGTGTCGATCCGGATAGTGCATGTGAGGTCGTCGACCTACCAAAGATGACGATGTGCAATGTTCCACCTAAGCAGGCATTGTCAGTAGGCGATAAGTCCGGGCTACTAGGTGAGGGTGATGGCGTGCCAGGACAGAACGGTCATAGGCGTAGGGAGGCAGTGCCAGCATGAGAATGATGCGCCTGACTAGTAGGCTAACCAACCGGGCAGAAATCGGCAACTTAGTTGAAATGTCTCGGCGGACCGGAACGCGGCCGACTGATGGCAATGGCTGGTACCGAATCAAGAACCTGGCTAGCGGTGTCGGTAATGCTGAACTGTTCATTTACGATGAGATCGGTATGTGGGGGTTCACGGCCGCTGATTTGGTTCGTGAGTTGCAGAACCTAGAAGCCGTGCACATCGACTTGCGAATCAATAGCGAGGGTGGCGATGTATGGGACGGCATCGCTATTTACAATGCACTGTGCACACACCCAGCCAGTATCACCACGTATATCGATGGATTGGCTGCGAGTAGTGCATCATTTATTGCTCAGGCCGGTGGTACCGTCAAGATTGCCCGCAATGGCACCATGATGATACATGATGCTAGTGGTATCTGCATTGGCAATGCACAAGATATGATTGACATGGCAGAATTGTTAGACCGAACGTCGGACAACATTGCGGACATTTACGCCCAACGGTGCTCGACGGTGAATGTGTGGCGTAAGGCCATGAAGGCCGTTAGCTGGTACGTGGGACAAGAGGCCGTTGCTGCCGGATTAGCTGATGAGACTTATGAGCCTGAACAGGGAACGGAGGGAGAACCAGCTGAACGCAGGCGGCGCAATACCAATGCCGTGCCAGTTCAAATTGTCAACCGTACACCCAAACCTGTCAGCATGGCATGTCCAACTCATGACACTGAAACAACAGAGGACGATAGTTGGGACGCTGATTCGGAGCAAGGAAAGTTAGTGTTTCCAATGTCCATTGCCACCGCCCGCAAGATGTATGCCTGGTATGACGCCAGTCGCATCGAGGATGGTGAATTACCAAAGGACGCATGTTCATTTCCACATCACGTAGCTGGTGAGGATGGCTCACCGGGTGCTGCACATATGGACGGTGTGCGGGACGCATTAGCTCAGCTATCGCTCTGCGATATTCCGAGTGATGAGCAGGACGCAGTGAGAGCACATCTCAATAAGCACTTGGAGGATGGCGGTGGTGAGCCGTCCAATGATGACCAATTACCAATAGAGGTAGTAGACCTAAGCGATTTCGACAAATGGTGGAACCCCGACGTATTCAAGACTGCTGTAGCTACTGCGGCTGACTTACATGGACTGTACGGGTTTAATGCCGATATGTTCAGGGAGGCAATAAGAGCAGTTGCAGAGGATATGCCAGCAATAGCTGACCAGCCGGAACCGTTACCTACATTGCCACCGGCTGGTCCTACGATTACTGCCGAACAATTCAAGGATGCAATCAAGAGAGGTTTACTATGACCACGGCGACCGAAAGAGACGGAATCGCTTGCTATGGATTGCCCCGTGGTCATCGTGGCAATCTCCCAGCATGGGCAATCAGGCAGATTTGCCGACGTGGGTACCGGCCGGAGGATTCCGGGCGTATCTTCAACCGGGTTCCTGTGCCACCTAGTGGACAACCAAGCGTACCGGTGAGCAGCAGCGGACCTGATCTCGAAGATATTACAATCCCGGATTCTCCGGCCGGGTTGGAGGAATTGATTGGCGACAGTGCCCGAATGCAAAAGGTATTTGCCCAGGGCAAGCTGCCTGAACTGATTACCAATTACAGTAGACAGTACCTGAACAAAGAGGTCGAAATTGCCGCCCAGGTACAGGCTGAGTGCCAGCGAGTTTTGCGTGACTGGTTGAAGACTGATGAGGTTGACGGAATCGTGCGCCCGGATATGCGGCAAGTAGAGCGCATGGGAACTGAGCCGGGGAATGCGAAAGCTAGAAACAAGGTCTATAACCCCAACGCCATGGGTTCTGTCCTGGACAGGGAATTTCGCGACGCATCCGATTACTTCAAGACGATTTGGCATCTGGCGAACAAAACTCAGGATGTGCAGACTAAACTGAGTCGTATTCGCAACGCGTTCAGTAGCGTGGTACCTAGTGAGGGTGGATTCCTCATTCCTGAAATTCTCCGCAGTGAGCTGCTTGCACTGAGCCTGGAAAACGCTATCGTTCGGCCACGTGCACGTGTCATTCCAATGGACAGTCTACGTGTTCCATTCCCGTCCATCGACAGCACTAGCAACGTATCCAGTGTGTATGGCGGTATCGTTGCCTACTGGACGGAGGAGGGAGCGACCCTTACCGCATCTAGTGCTTCATTCGGCAGGGTTGTACTCGATGCAAAGAAACTTACAACGTACGCTCAGGTTCCGAATGAACTTATGTCGGACAGCCTTATCTCGATGCAAGCACTTCTCGATCAACTATTTCCGGAAGCACTCGGCTGGTATGAAGACGATGCATTTCTCAATGGCAATGGCGTCGGTATGCCGCTGGGCGTTTTCAACAGTGCAGCAGCCATCACTGTTGCAGCTGAGCCGAGTCAACCTGCCGACTCGGTTGTGTGGGAGAACTTCGTCAAGATGTATGCCAGGATGCTTCCTCAGAGTCTCAACCGCGCAGTGTGGTTGATTCCTCCCAATGCTTTCCCTGAACTTGCCACGATGGCTCTCAGTGTCGGCACGGGCGGTTCTGCGATCTGGCTGACTAATGGTACTAGTGGCCCGCCCACTACTATCCTAGGACGACCCGTCATCGTTACCGAGAAGGCCCCGAAGTTGGGTGATGCCGGGGATATTTCATTCGTCGATTTCGGATTCTACCTAATAGGTGATCGCCAGGTAATGTCAGCGATGAGCAGTCCTCACTATCGGTTCGGCAATGACGAAACAGCTTATCGTATTATTGAAAGGGTTGATGGTAGGCCATGGCTTAACAGTGCTATTACTCCGAAGAACAACAGCGATACGTTATCCCCCGTAGTCAAGCTGGGAGCAAGGTGATATTAATCATGTCCTCTCGACTCTCAATACTGTTCACTGCTTTAGTTTCCTCCCTACTACTAATACTAGTCGGACTAGGTACTGCCGATGCAGTACCAGTTAATACCTGGGACAGATTAGCGCAGTGTGAGTCCGGAGGCCGGTGGCATCTCAATACAGGTAATGGCTACTATGGCGGTTTGCAGTTTCATGATCCTACCTGGGATTCATTTAGGCGTGGTCAGTTCGCGCATAGAGCTGACCTTGCGTCGAAGAGGAACCAGATAGTAGTGGCTGAACGTGTACTTAGGAGTCAGGGTTGGGGAGCATGGCCTACCTGTAGTAGGAGAATCGGAGTCAGGTAACACTAGTTCTCATCGGCATTGACACCCCGATGGGTGACTAATCCGAAGTGGCATTAACACCCCACTAGGAAGGACGATAATAGATGCGAGCACTCGGAAGGCTGTTCGACGTAGTTCCTGGAATAGCGCCACTAGATCTACAGACGGCCCGCACTGGGAACCGTGTGCATCTAAAGAATGCAGCGTCATGCACGTTCGTTGTATTCAAGGGTGCTGGAACTGCTGGCGATGATCCCACATTAACATTGAAGCAGCACACGGCTGCCAGTGGCGGTTCCAGTACCAACCTGATAGCTATTACATCTTACTACTTGAAGAATGCAACTACGTTATCGGCTAGTGAGACATGGTCGAGACTGGCACAGGCTGCCGCTGCTACCATTGTGGACCCGGGTGGAGCGGGTACCAGTGCCGAATCTCAGCAGGTCATAGTTTTTAGCATTGACGGCACTCAACTGAGCGACGGTTATGAGTGGGTGTCCCTCGACGTGGCGGACACTGGTTCCAACGCACAGTTGGGGGCTGTCCTATACCTGTTGCACGATTTGACTGTTCAGCGTGCCCCCGAGAATCTAGCCAACCCGCAAGCGTGAGGGGAGGTATCTGATATGAGTACTCTCATCACTGGAGACCAGATCCGAGCGCTGATGTTTGGCCTGCGTGCACAGAAAGGTCCAGCTACACTAGTACAGAACGCAGCCGTCAACCTGTTCACGATCACTGGTGGAAAGTTCGCCATCACAGGTATTATTGGTGAGGTAACAACCGCCATCGCGAACACGGCAAGCCTTACAGCCAAAGTCCAATACACCCCCAGTGGCGGCGTTGCTGCTGATCTGTGCGGGGCTACCGTTATTACTGCTGATGTAGTAGGCACTCTCTACGGAGTAACTAGTGGAATTGCTACAGACCTACTGAGTATCCAGTCAGCGTCAGAAACTAATGACGTTACCCCGCATGCGGCCGCCGAAGTGCCTAACGTTACATTTGTTCACATGCTGTGGCGTCCCATTGTGGTCAGGGCCGGGACATTGAGTGTGCTCTGTTCAAACCACGATCCCGGCACCGGGGCAGTTAAATGGACACTGACGGGTATACCTATTGATGATGGTGCAGTGTTGGCAGCTGTATGAGTGGTGTAGTAGCTATGTGGGAGTGTATTCAATGTTGGACACTCTACTCAGTCAGTTTAACACGTTGCCCACGTTGTCACTGTCGGGAATTCAAAGAGGGTGATATGGTGCCAAAGATTACAAAGCATGGTGGTGACAGTGATGCAACACTGGAGACCGAAGGTGGTGAATTTCAATCAGTTGGTACGGACTACTCAATATCATCAGAGAGTCAATTGCCGAGCGGAGAGCAGCCGAGCGACGAGAGCACATTGCCTGCCCAAATGATGGAGAGCCCTTATCCGTCACCCCAGGAAACGTCAGATACTGCCGATTCTGTGGGTGGAGAGACCAGTGAGTCATCTGAACCTGAACCTGAACCTGAACCTGAACGGCCTAGTAGACGACGCCGTTAGGTCCGTTAGGTGACGTGTTCATAACCGAATAACTGTCTATTCAGTCATCCCGTAGAAAGCAACCGAGGAGGCTGGACAATTGACATTGACACAGCCTGTGTACGCAACTAGGGAAATGATAAAGCGTGCACTAGATATCACGGAGACGGCGAGAGCTAATGCTCAGATCGACCGTCTGTTAGCGTCATGCTCCCGTTCGATGGACGGTGAGCTGCATCGTGTTTTCTATCCGAGGATAGATACACTACGGTGGGATTGGACCAATCCGTCATCGCCCACCCCATGGCGACTATGGCTCGACGACAAAGAGCTGTTTTCTATTACTTCACTGACCAGCGGTGGCGTGTCTATAACGCCTAGTAGCCTTATCCTGTACCCGAATGATGGACCTCCGTATAACCGAGTCGAGATTGACATTTCGACTAATAGCTCGTTTTCATTGGGGAACACTTACCAGAATGCCATTATCATTAGTGGGATGTTCGCTGGGTGTGACCTCGAATTCTTTCCTATTGGTGGTCTAGTCGTTGCAACCAATGACAATGTGACCACGATCACTGTTCCCAATGGTGCACTAGTTGGTATTGGTGATTTGCTGCGAGTTGAGAGCGAATACCTATTAGTCACTGATCGTGGATGGCTCTATTCAACACAGAACCTTCAGTCTGACATGTCGGCTAGTTCTGGAATGGTCACTGTAGCTGTTACTGATGGAACAGATTTCAATGTCGATGAGGTTATCTTACTCAATAGCGAGAAGATGCTGATTGTCGATATTGCTGGAAATAATCTGACGGTGAAACGAGCATGGGATGGCAGTGTACTAGCTGCTCACAGCAGTAGTGACATTTACGTCTCCCGGTTGCTCACGGTCGGTAGGGGTGCAATCGGTAGCACCGAGGCAAGTCACTTGATTGGTACTGCAATCAGTAAGTGGGTGCCTCCCCCATTAATCAATCAACGTTGTATCGCCGAGGTGCTATCAGCCATAGAACAGGAACAGAGTGCGTACGCACGCGTGGTAGGTAGTGGCGAGACGGCAATAGAGGCGCGGGGTGTTGGACTAATCGACTTACGTTTGCAGACCTGCACAACACATGGACGAAAGAACAGACACAGGGCAGTGTGACCATGGCTGATGGTATTGAACAGACGCCGGAACAGCTCCTAGACATGATCCTCGAATCGGACCGTGACAGGCAACTGGATATCTGTGCGATGGCACTGAAGGCCAGTAGGGAGGCGAGTGACTGTTTCCTGAAGGGACACACTATCGAGATTGACAATCTCAACGCTCACATCAGGTCGTTGTCCATTGCTCTAGTCAGTGCGGTAGGTGGGTTTCCTGTTGACCCTGGCCTAGTGTTGGTAGCGACTAAAGAGGCGGAGATAGTCAATGGTTGACATTGAGGTAACAATTTCTGGGCCGCTGTTCGATGGGACTGCTGAGCGGGAGCTGGAAGCATTTTCTACTGAGGCTGAACGTACGATAGCCGAACGCGGCGTAAATGAGGTAAAGGGCTATCTAGACTCGGTGCTGAGGAACCCGACTGGTAACTATTCTCGCCACATCAGGACGGAACGTCAGCGTGACGATATGGCTGTTACAGACAGCAAGATTGTCTATGGTCCATGGCTAGATGGAACGTCCAGCCGCAATGCCAGGACGCGCTTTAAGGGTTATGCAACTTTCCGCATGGTCAGGCAACAACTAGATGCAAAGTCAGTGCACATCGCTGATGGGTTACTCGACAATCATATTTCCAGGATGAACTGATGGCACTTGACGTAGTGGCTTTGTTCAATGCCATGGAAGATCATGCCTTAGAGACTGGCCTATTTGAATCTGTCAATGGACATGAACCTAAGCGTGCACCTGGCAACGGATTGACAGCTGCTATATGGGCACAGGAGATAATTGCAGTACCAGAGGCGTCTGGATTGTCTATCACAAGTGGATTGATAATTTTCTACCTGCGCATTTATCAAAATATGCTGATGAGGCCACAGGATGCCATAGATCCCATTGTTCTTGGCGCGGTTGACGCACTATTTAATGGCTACTCTGGAGATTTCACCCTAGGTGGACTCATACGAAATGTAGATATATTAGGTGAGACTGGTACGGCATTGCGTGCACAAGCCGGATACATCGAACAGGATGGAAAGATGTTTCGAGCTATGACACTGACGATACCACTCATTATTAACGACCTATGGGAGCAGGCGCCATGACAGCAATTGAGGACCAGCCACCACCTATACACAACGACAATGAAAGTATCCATGCGCTGGTACGTAAGGACTTGGAGCAACGGGAGTCAATTGGACTGGAGCGGTATGGAACAGCGCTACAGGCTGGCAATGGACGTAACTCTCTGATCGACGCTTATCAGGAATTGCTAGATGGTGCGTGCTATTTACGTCAGGCAATTGAGGAGGGAAGTTTCGTTGGTCGGCACGGAGCTGATGACACGCCACCTATGTCATATGCAACGCTAACCCCAGGGCGGCTTCTGGCTCGGATACTAGACGGAGATACAGAAGAACGTCTAGAGATCCTTACTAAAATGTTGGGAAACTCTAGGCAGGGATGGGAGTGCTTCTCATCTGACCACACTGGTCAGATGCAGATGCTTAGAGTACGGGTCAGTGAACTGTCGAGGGCTCTAGTCAGGGTAATGAGTGGAATCCCGATATCTCCTGATGCAGATATCGCAGTGATAGCAAAAGTGGAGGCTGAACGTGGAAGTCAACATAGACTCTGAGAGACCGGTGATTATAGTCGGCTCAAATGGTATCTGCGGAATGGGCAATACGATGGTTCGATGGTATCCCGATGTGTGGTCGGCAGAGCGGAACCATGTTGTACTAACTGTTAGCGCGGAAGGGACTACAATACACACTCGCTATCTGGAGCAGATCCCTGTTACGTGGCTTGCTAAGGCCAGAGAGATACACAGACTGTTGCAAGACAACCCGGTCGCCGACCTTAGACGCATGGCCACCCATAAGCATTCAGTAGCTCTCAACGGACCGTTGGTGGCAGTCGACAATGGCTAAACAGAGTGGACTAGGAGACAATCTGTACATTGCAGGTTACGATCTCAGCGGAGACATTGGAGCATTGGACAACATTAGTGGTGGATTCGACCTTATCGAGGATACCGCCATAGATAAATTAGGAATAGAACGACTAGCCGGTATCAAGAGTGGCCAGATCAAATATACTGCATTCTTCAACAAATCAGCTGGACAGGCTCACAAGCGATTGTCGTTGCTGCCAACGGCTGACCAGGTCATGACCTACTGTCGTGGTACAACATTAGGGAAGCCTGCCGCCAGCCATGTAGCCAAGCAAATAAATTACGATGGTAAACGTACCAACAAGGGGGAGCTGACATTCGAGATCGATTCTCAATCATCCAACGGCAAGCCACTGGAATGGGGAGTACAGCTCACAGCAGGCAAGCGTACAGATGGTAGTGCAACCAACGGTACGGGTGTAGATTTCTCGGCTAGTAGCACATTTGGCATAGCAGCTTACCTACACGTCTTTACCTTCACCGGTACTAGTGTCACCATCAAGATTCAGGAGTCTAGTGACAACGCTGTAGCCGATGCCTACGCGGACGTAGTAGGTGGTGGGTTCACAGCAGCGACAGGTATCACTAGCCAACGTATACAGACGGCTACCGGACTCACTGTAGAGCGGTGGCTAAGGGTCGTCACAACAGGTGTGTTCTCTAATGCTATCTTCTCAGTCAATGTTATTCGTTACCTTACGGCGGTGGAGTGATGGCATTAGACCCATTGGTAAAGAAGACCTACCAGATACGTGCACCACTAGCTACACATTGGCGTAGCGCAACATGCGAAGAAGTCGGCTGTGAATTCTTCGCTGACGGTTGGCGCTTACGAAAGGAGTTGCTGACTGACCGTGATATCTACACCATCGGACAGATACGGCATTATGTGGAACTAGATGTAGCTGATGGGGAGACATGGTTGGTATTCTCACCAGGCACGCCATGCCTGAAACAGTGGGCTACTGGGCAGCTATTCACAGAGGGGCACCACAAATTGCCAGTAGGTAGACTAGGAATCTACCGGTTGCAACCTGGTGACTGGAGACAATATACATCTAGGCCATATGTGTTTGATAAAGCTGACCAGTGGTGCGATGACTTCGCAACACATCAGGACAGATTAGCCACAATAGCTAGCCGTGGCTGACAGATAGGTGGCGAACAATGGCTAAAGAGAGTGGTTTAGGATTTGCCGTCTCTGTCGACAACAGCGCTGGAGCCGTCAAGACAATCAGCAACGACGTTACAGAATTGGATTTCAGCACTCCTAAGGAAATCCAAGAGGTAACTGGTGTCGATGTCAGTGCAATGGAGCGAATCCTGACGCTGGCAGATATGCAGGTGAAGCTGAGCGGTGTGTTCAACGACGCTACCGACATGAGTCACGACGTGTTCAAGACGGTTCCCAGTACTAGCGTTGTGCGGACAACCACACTAGCCATCAGTGGACAGACATTGGCGGCCGAACTTCTATATTCAAAGTACGATATGAAGCGATCAAATAAAGGTGAGTTTACTTGGGAGACACAAGGTGACCTAGCTAACGGTGTAGTTCCTACCTGGTCATAGGTGAAACGTCATGGGTTATGAAGTAAAAGGGAAGATATACAAACTGAGATTCGAAGATCCGGATATGAAGGGACTCGTTGTCAGAATCACTCCAGCTCCGGTTGGTGTTATTTTAGCAGCCACCAAACTTGCTAATCTACAAGATTTCGACTTCAGTAACGTATCATCATTGGATGACGAGTCGTTAGCAGCTATTAATGAATTGTCTGGACTGTTCGAGTCATTTGTGTCGTCACTAGTTGAGTGGAACGTAACTAGGAATGGCAAGCCTGTACCTATTACAATGGCAGGACTCAAAACACTGTCTAGTGAGTTTGTCATGGCAATTATCAATGCCTGGTCCGGAGCCAGCAGTGGTGTACCAGACCCTTTAGAGCCGCAACAGAGCGTTGGGCAGCCATCCCAGGTGGCATTACTTCCAATGGAAAGGTCGTTACCAAGCCAAGCGAGTTAACTAGAGCGGAGACAATATTAGGTCTGTGTGAAAGATTCGGTTGTTTGCCATCACAGCTATATAGGGAGGACGGAGAACTACTGCGTATGCTTCAACTAGAGAATATGGGAAACCCGGAGATGAGCAGTGGCGAACGAGATAGAGATCGTAGTCAAATCTACCAATAAGGCGGCTCCTGGATTCAAGCAAGCCAAGGAAGATGCTAAAGACTTAGCAACGTCCGTCAAGTCAATAGGCGATGCTACTGACGAGGCAGAGAGAAAGGTGGGTGGTCTAGGCTCCAAACTGTCTACGGCAGGCAAAGCTGTCGGCCTAGCTAGTGGTGCGGCCATAGGCGGATCGTTGGCTGCCGGGTTTGCTGCTTCGCTGGAATTTGATAGTGCCAACGCTAAACTAAAGGCTCAATTGGGCGGAAGCGCCGAGTTCTCTGGTCAGATGGGTAAAGTAGCAGGTGACCTATATGCTAATGCTTATGGCGATTCCATGGGGCAAGTCAGCGATGCTGTAGCTGCTGTAGTACAGAGTGGCGCACTAATGAAGGATGCAACCAACGAACAGATTGAGAGTGTCACCGCTAAGGCAATGTCGTTGTCTGCCGCGTTCGGTACTGACGTAGCCGAGTCGATGCGTGCGGTCGGCAATCTAGTAAAGACAAAAATGGTACCAGATGCTGAATCCGGTCTAGACCTTATCGCTAAAGCATTCCAGCAATTAGGACCAAATGCACAAGATGTTATAGACACGTTCACTGAATATAGCGTCCAGTTCCAGAAAATAGGCATAGATGGACCTACGGCTTTGGGATTGGTACAGCAGGCCGTAAATGCTGGCGCCCGTGATACTGACGTTGCAGCGGATGCAATCAAGGAATTCTCTATTAGGTCTGTCGATGGGTCCAAAGCAGCGGCTCAATCATTCAAGGCGTTAGGCTTCGATGCTAAGGAAATGACAGCGAAGTTTGCTGCTGGTGGGCCAGCCGCCCGGGAGGCATTCAACCAGGTAACCGATGCGTTGGCTAAAGCTCAGGGTAGAGCAGATTATGCGACCATTGCATTCGGACTGTTCGGTACTAAGTCTGAAGACCTGGGTGCTGCACTGGGTGCCATGAAAGTAGACACTGCTGCTGCTGGACTAGGAAACCTAGCCGATGCTGCCGATAAAGTCGATGAAGCTATGGGAAGTGACGCGCAGAGCAAGATTACCTCTATGCAGCGGACTATGCAGCAGTTCTTAACTAGCTTTGTGAATGCACCCGGTATCATTGGAGGTACTGGGACGGCATTGGCAGCATTCGGTGGCACTGCCCTAGAAACGGCCTCACAGTTCG